TTTAATGACGCATATACATTCCCTACATCAGATGGTAGTGCTAATCAAGTGCTACAAACTAATGGTAGTGGCGCATTGTCATTCGCAACAGTTAGTGGTGGCGGTAGCATAGATGCCGATACTAACTTAGCAAACAATCCCGTATGGACTGTCACATCTACAAGCGGTATAGGTCTCTATATTGTGAGAGATAAAGACGATGCAAACTCAGACAAAGAGGTTGTTCGCATCCGTGACGACAACGCTGACACAGATAGACCCGCACTTTGGCTTATAAGCGATGGGGGGGCGCAGATGGGAACAAACGCGAGTGGTATTACTCCTACCTGTGCAATAAGCGCAGGGTATCAAGGGGCTACTTGGCCGCTTCATATCCAAAACGGAAGTAACGTAGGTTCAACACCATACCCCGCAGTAGGGGCGAAATGGAAAATTAGTGGGTGGGGTAATCAAGACGAGTCTGATAAATGGTCGGGAATATTAGTTTCTTCTCAAGCACAATGGGGCGTAAAACACAAGATGGACTTCTATATCCAAGCAGACACATCAGCAAGCGGTGGTGTCAATTCCCCTGTTGTAGCCATGACAATTAAACACGACCAAGAGATTGACGGTAACTTCAATGATACTTCGGATATATCCCTAAAGTCTAATATAATAAGTATTCCAAATGGGTTAGATATGATTGAAAAACTAAATCCTGTCACATTTAATTGGGATAGACACGGTAATAACAAACCAAGCGCAGGTTTCATAGCACAGGAAGTCGAAGAAGTATTACCCGATTTAGTTAGGGGAGAGGAAGGAGATAAGACAATCAAGACGGCAGGTATTGTAGGTTATCTTGTTAAGGCGGTTCAAGAATTGAGCGCAAGAGTAAAAGAATTGGAAGGTGGTAATTGATGGCAGTAGTGCATAAAGATATAAGTATAGAAGAAAAAAATAATATTATGGCAGATGCTTCTCATATCAAAGTGTATGCAGAATGTTCCGTTTGTAAGTTATTTATTGTCGAAGAAAACTCAGGCGATGGAGATGTTTATACTGTAATGGAACAAGAATGTTCTTGTGAATAGAAACATTAAAGAGGGTAGAAGGGTTGGCTGATACTAATGAGTGAAGAGATGAGCGAGTTAGACATGATTCGACAGGTTGCTTCCGATAGGCTTGTGTATATGCGCCTAATGGAGAAAGCCGTGAATGATATTGATATGGTGCTAAGAGGATTAAAGCAAGATATTATGGAGATTTCACAGCAAGTAGCAAGTCGAAACGAAGATATGACCCTTGAGCCAAGCGAAGATGAGGCCGAGGAAAAATCTGATGACTGACGTAGATGGGATTGCACGATGGATTTTGGAAAAAATCGGTGCGATTATCCGTTGAATGATAGTGGAACGTGGATTAGATGGTGGGAAGATTAGGAAAAATTGTTTATCATCCTCCTGAAAAGTCTTATACTAAGGTAGAGATAGAGGAAACCCCACACGGCTACAAATTGTATAGACCAGGAGATTCAAGACATTTTACTGTCATTCCTCTTTCGGCAGTAAAGCAAGTTATTTATGATAGGTGAGTATATGTTAGAGATAAGTAATTTTGATTTTATTGATGATATAGAGATTAAAATACCAATAGAAATGCTTATTAGTCTCACCCTACTCGTAGGTATTGGTATAGGAGCGTGTATGTGGTATGTCAGAAAATAATTCAAGTGTAGTAGATTGTGTAGTAGATTGTGTAGAATCTTCTTCTGGTCTTCTCGATGATATTGAGATGGTTTTAGTAGCGGGTGGTGCGCTTCTTGCTCTTGCCGCATGGGGTTATCAAAAATACAAATCAATGATGGCAGACGGCAAGATTACTCTTGAAGAATTGCTTGACGCAGTAGATGAAACAAAAGAAAAGTTAGAGGAAGCCGAAGAACACATAGAGGTTCTTGAGAAGGCTTACGATAAATACAATGTAGCCGAACTAAAGGCTATGCTCAAGGAGAAGGGACTACCTGTAAGTGGAAACAAGGCAGATTTGGTTGCTCGACTTGAGGACTCACAATGAGTCCTGGTATGGCCCCCTCTTGGTTTTCTTGGGTTGAAGCAAGACTTCGTGAGCAGTTTGATAAAATAGAAAACATTGAAAGAACACTCGCAACCTTTAAAACACAACAAAGGCGTATGCTTTACGGATTGATAATATTAGGAGTAGTGGTTTTAGGTGACATTTTACTGTGATGCAAGTGATGTAGGCGCAAGACTTGGAATGAATAGCGCAGAAAGGACTTCGGCTTCCTCTAAAATTACAAGGGCAATTCGTCGTGCTTCTATTGATATAGACCAAGAGTTTAGAGATTTCGGGAGAAATACCCCCGCTAGAGAACAAGGGGAGTCTACGACTAGCGGCGCAGTCGCAGTAGGAGATACCACAATTAGCGTTACTGATGCTGGAGATTTCGCTACATCGGGTAATGGAAATATTGATGGGGATTCCTTTGTTTGGACTGGCAAAGATGGAGGCGTGTCTGCGCTTACAATTGCCGCCGCTGGGGACACATACCAAGCAGGTAATTTGACAGCGACTGGCGGGACAGGAAGTGGCTTTACTGGGACGTATGGAATAAGTGCTACGACTGCTTCTTATACAGTAGGGGGAACGAATACTACTTGCCAAGCCGGAAACCTTTTGGTTAATGGTGTAAATAAGGGTGCTTTGCCTGTTCATTTCAAGGTGGCTTCTATTTCTCTAGGTGGCTCTAATCAAAACGCAAGAGACCAAAGCGGCGGTCTTCACGGCCCCGGCACTTTTACTTTAAACGGTGCGGCAGGTGGAACATTTACAGTTGCTGACGGTGTAATATCTAATATTGTAATTACAAATACCTCTTACTTTGCTTCTGCACCCACAGTAGCGGCAAGCAATAGCACAGACTTTGGTGATAACACGCTAACTGCGGTTTTAGCCACAGGCGCAAATGGAAAACTACAATCTATTTCTGTATCTGATACTACTAAATATGCTTCGACCCCTACACTTACTCACTCGGCAGGTGGGAGTGGGTTCGGCAACGCAACAGTAGCCGCCGTTCTTAATAATACTGGTATTATTTCTAGCACTAATATAACTGCCGCTGGAGTTTATACTGTGGCCCCTACTGCTATTGTGATTTCTCATAGTGGGAACGGCTCAGGGTCTATTACTCCTACTTTTACATTTAATCGCCTTACTGGGGTAACAAATATTTCTGCTGACCACGAAAGCGGTGTAGCAATACAAGATGGAGAGATGGCTCACGTTCTTAGAGAAATTTGTGCTGACTTAGCGGCGGCATACTATATTGAGGATGAGGGGTTATTTGACTTTAGACTGAATACTACGGAAGGATTTAGTAGGAGTGGATTAGTAATGAGAGATAGAGGGACATTGAACCTAAAGCGATTGGCCCATTTGGGTTCAATTGATTAGGTGGTAAAATGGTAGTCTCACTTGGATTCGATACAATTCACGCACGCTCTCTACAAAAAGCGTTTAGAAAATTAGGTGAAGAGGCTAAAGATGAAATCAGGGAACTGATGGTGCAAATCGCCGCTAATGAAACTGCCGCTACTATACAAAGAATGGATAGGAAAAGCCAAGCAAGGGGAGATATTTATGATAGAGTTGCTGACGGTATAGACTTCGATATTTATGAAAGTAGTATTGCTGACGGTATTCCATCTATTAGATTTGGCGTTTCCTCTAAATATGGGACTGGTGATTTTGCTGGTATTAGAGGTAGTAGAGGCGCAAATATTGCTGGTATTTTGGCTTTTGGTAAAGCGCAAGGTAGTCCCTTGAAAAAGGGTATTATGGTAGAAAAACCTAAAGGGTGGGGTCTTGTGAGTGGGAGTGGCCCACAAGGATTCTTAGAAGCAGGTAGAGGAATTTCAGGAGGTTATAGTGGAATGAGAATGTATCTAGCCGCTGGTTGGTCTTCTCCAGCAAGACCAGGAGACGAAGACTTACTAGAGAAGGCTATGGAGAATATGCAATTATCATTAGAAAGAAGCATACCACTAGCCATAGAAAGAGCATATAGTGGAAAGACAATATTTATTGATGGGAAGGTGGGAGAATCGCAATAGCCGCAGTCAATGAGTTTTGGGATTCCCGAATGAATGGGACTGACCCTACTGCTATTACAGATAATGCTTGGTCGGGTAGTGGGGGTTCAGCCTCAGGAGATTATTGGGTAGTAACTAATAGCACTTATACTCGCACACCTACTGCTTCTGCTTATACTCTTCTTTGTGGATTTCAATATACGACTGCTCCTGATACTGATGCAGTCTTAATGAAATTGGATAATGGGTCTCATACTGTTTCTGTTAAGGCTAATGGTAATGGGGGAGTAAAGTTAGTAGGGGCTACTACTGCTACGTTTAGTGATATGGATTTCGCTCTTACAGATTCTACTTCAGTAACACCAGTCTTAAGATTAACTTTAGATGCTTCTGGTAATGCAAAACTATACCGAGATGAATTAGTTAATAACGATGAAGGAATAGCAGATTTTCTTAGTGTCACAGGAGCAAGTGGAAGTAGCAAGAGCGTTCAATTTGGAAATACTAGCGGCTCAGTAAAATGGTCTAGTGTTTATCTATGTAGTAATGGGGCTTTCGCTCCCGATGAATTAATGCGTTCTGATTTCGCGCAAGATAATCACGTTAGAATGGCATTAAGTATTGTAGAGCAACTGAAGAATAGCAAAAGATTCTATCTCAAAACTCAAGTAGACAATAACTCGATTAAATACGCTTATGATATTTCAGAAGATACACTGAATAAAATGACTCCTCCCTCAATACACGTTCTTTTGAGTCGTCTTGATTCCCCTAATTTTACTGCACTTGGAGGGGGAACAATAGAGCAAACTTTTGATGTGGAAATATATGTGACTACTAGAGGAGTAAATTATGAAAATGCCTTTTTGCTTTGTATGAATATTACTGGAGAAGTATTCGATGAATTGTATACTGAGACTGGATTGAATGCTACCACAGATAACCTTGAAAGTTTCAGCGCAGATTTAGATTACAAAACCCTCAATGAAGAGATAATATGCACCCACAAACTAAGTCTGGGCTATCGTCGCCGCATTAAGATGACGCGTCGTTAAGGGAAAGGTTTTAAAGACACTTGACTCCTACTGAGCAACATAGAGGCGCGTTTAGATGGCAGAATGGCTAAGTAGATATGTATCAATTGAGAAAGAATCGACGTTTGGAACTGAACCAAGTGGAACGCAGACGTATGGGGAAGTAGATGATGAATCATTTAAGCAGACGTTTGAGTTGCTGACAAGAACAGATATGGCAAGACAGGTAGCATCTAAGGCTACTACTAACACCAAGTATGGTGAGGGAACCATTAACTTTGCTATGCAACCCGATGATTTCATGGGTATGATTTTCTCGGCTTTCCTTCCTGTGAACGTCTACTCTCATTTCGTTACTGGTCTTGACCTTAGCAACTCGACTAAGGCTGGTTCTGGACTTGCGGCTCAAACTGGTAGTATTACTTTTGCTAACCACAATGGAGGACAAAACAACGCAGTAGGCAACAATAGGGCTGAGGGCTTCTATCGAGTATATTCTTCGGCAGAAGTAGGTTCAAGTGGGCAATTCGCTAACATGGGTCTTACTGCTGGACAAGTATATGCTTACATTACTAATCCTGGTGAATATGTAGACTCTACTAATCTACCTATTGCTACGCTCGCAAGCATAGATACAAGTTCTGGAACTGGCCCAAACCCTGCTAATCCTCTTGTGACTATGGGTGGCGCAGACGCTCACGTTTTCAATGAGCCTACTACTACTTCACACGCTTACCCTTCCTTTACTATTAGAGTAGGTAGGGAGGCGAAGGAACACACTTATACTGGTATGTGCGCTACAAGGCTTTCTTTGACTGCTAACCTAAACGAATATGTGATGGCTTCCGTAGATTGGTTGGGGCAAGCAGAAGAAGACCCTGATACTATTCAAACAAGTGGTCTGAACTTTAGTAGTGCTGACGCTATGCACTTCTCTAAGGCTCAATTGTATGTCGATGGTTCCCCTGCAACCTCTACTAAGATTCTCTCTATAAGCCTAGAAATAAATATTAACCGTGACCTTGATTCTGCTTATGCAGTAGGACAAAGCACCATTACTCGTATGCCACCTTCAAGGACTAGAGAAATAACTGGAACAATGGAGTTTAACGAAATTATCTATTCTGACACCACAGGCATAAAGGGAGAGCCAACTTATCAAGATTTGGCTACTTCTACTACCGTTCACAAAATTCAAACTGGGTCTGGTATTCCGGCTCTTAAGTTTAAGTTTGTTGGGGATGATGCTGCTGATACTGTTGAAATCGAATTATACAACGTGCGATTTGAGGCTCCTGAAGCATCTGTGAGTGGTAGAGACCCAGCAAGAATGACTGTCGGATTCCAAGCATACCACGACTTAGGGCCATCTTCTACTATTTCTGGTGCAGACAAAGCAATCCAAGTCAAGATGACGGGTGCTGGTCTAAAGAATGCAAAGTATTAGGTGGTTTAGATGAGTAAGTGGGAAGAAGAAGATTATTTACCAAGCGATATAATTGATGAGGATTTCCTTGTCTATCTAGGTAGGGAAATACCTGAAGAAATGGTAGAAGACTTGCTAAAGATGAGTGCTTTAGAGGCAAACAAAGCAACAAGAAGCCTTCCTTTCGGTGTCTATAAGAAGGCCGCTAAGAAGAAAGCAGTCAAGAAGAAGGCGGCTAAGAAGGAGGAGTAAGTAAATGGCTTACAATACCAACGGTGGAATTAAAGTCGAGGATAAGAGCAAACTGAGAATTGCTTCTCTAAGAGGTTCTTCTGCTGAACTTCTAACTGGTCTTCAAGGTCTAATAGAGAATAACGATGTAATATTTTCCGTCGATGTAACGAGGATGAAAGTAGGGTCTGGTTTAGAAATGACCGTAGTGTATTATCTGGTATGATAGTAAGAGTAATAAGTGTAGCCTGAGTGTAGAGATATAGTGAAAGAATGCCGATACTAACAACTGAAATTACCCTAGACGATGGCTCAGTCATCGAAGTAAAGCAAGCGTCTGGAATGAAGAAACTTAAGATTGAGAATATCCAAGCAAGAGTTTTCCGAAAGTTTAGGCATTTTGGCAATCCCCTTGAATGGGACGAGCAACAACAATATGAATTTGCTGATGCTCTTGATGAAGCAGGTGGGGGAATAGAGGCCCAAGCAGAACAATGGCTTCCTGACTGCATTATTACTGAAGGTGTAGATATTGACAATCTAAACTCCGCAGAATTATTGAAAGTCCTTTCTTTCGTAAGAGGAGATGAAGAAGAAGCACCAGAAGGTGCGCTCCCTTTGGAATGATTTACCAAATAGCCCCGCAATTGTGCATGGCTTTTAAAGGAACGACCCCTAGTGACTTCTTTGATAGGTATGATGGTATAGGTGGGCTTCAGCGTGCGCTATTTGACGTTATAGTAGCAGAAGAAATGAACGAACAAATCAAAGAGGCCCACGCCCCTTCCTCTACTGGGACTGGGGGGTTAAGAAGGCTTACTAAAGATGACGCAAAGGCCGTAATTGCACGAAGAGATGCAAGAAGAAGGGAGAGAGCAAGGGCGGCTCAGAAGGATAACATTTAATCAACAAACAATGTCTAACGTGTATCGTAGCGTGAGGTATGAGTGATGGTGATGAATAGTGCCTAGACAGGGTGCATCAAAAGTATTCTTCGATATAGTCGGAACATTCCAAGCCGGAAGGCTAATTAGGGATGGCGCGGCTGGAATGGCGGCGTTAGAAGCATTGACGTTAGATACGTTGGGCGGCATAGAAGAGGCCGCTGGGGCATTAGGTCAACAAATACAACAAGTAGTAGATGCGACAGTCCCTTTAGCAGAAGAAATAGAAAAGTCCAGACTAGAATTCCAAAAATTCGTTAGTGAAGTCAATGCTAGTGCTTTGACGTATGAAATTGAACAGATTGGTTTGTCATTTGGATTTACAGGAGAACAATCACTTAAAGCCGGGTCAAGAATGGCCCAATTAAGCGCACTCCTGGGCGAAGAAGTAGTCCCTGCGGCTACGAGAGCCGGAATAGCCTTTGGTCTCATTGGTGATATGGAAACTGAAGATGCTATGAACAGGCTAATTAGCCTTCAGCAGCAAACTAAATTTATGTTTGAAGATACTACCTATGAAGCGTATCAACAAATGTCTGCTATGGAGAGAAACGAATTAGCAACTGAAAAAATGGCTATGACTCTAAATAGATTGAACAGCGTAGAAGACCACTCGGCCGCAACAATGGCTCAAATAACTGCGGTTATGAATGAGTTTGCTTCTCAGGCTCATCTAACTGGGGAAAGTATGAATTTCATGGCGGCTATGTCTGCCGTTCTTATTGAGGCTGGAGAGCAACAAGGTAAGGCTGGTCGTTCTCTTAGGATGACATACGCTAGATTGGGAGCTGACATTAATGGGTCTGCTACTGCTATGGAAGAGTATGGTGTAGCGGTAAAGGGTGCAGACGGAACACTAAGACCTCTTTCTTCTATCCTTCAAGACCTTCAACCTACATGGCAACGATTAAATTCTGGGCAAAAGCAGAATTTGGCGCAGACTGTTGCTGGGAATAGACACTATGTAAGATTTATTAAAATTATGGAAAACTTTGACAGGGTAAAGTCATTGGAGATAGAAGCAAGAGAGCAAACTGCCGCAGTAATGGATGCGGAAGGGAATGCAATAGGCTATCTCGATGACCTACAACAATCTAATATAATTACACTGAAAGGACTGAGGGCAGAATTAGATTTGGTTCGCGCTTCCATTGGTGATAGGTTAATTCCTGGTATTATTTCTGCTACTGAATTCCAAATAGAATTCAATAGGGCTTTTGAACAAATGTTAGGGTCGGCCCCAATTCTTGCTGAGGCTTTGGGTAGAATAGTAGGGATGCAACAGGTGATGAGTAACGTATTTGCTCCCTTCTTTACTGCTTGGTTGAATATTAAAGGGATGAATCTTGCTTTAATGACTCACATGGCCGTTATGCGTGCGGTTCATGGGCAACGTTTGACGATTGCGGGTAGCGAGATGACGATGACAGACGCAAAAATTATGGGAAGTGCTATGGAGATTGAAAACTCTAAATTCCTTTTGACGTTAGAGCAATCAAAACAAAAGAAGTATGTAGAGAATGCTGAACTAGCATTAGCCACCGCTAAGATTAGGCAAGTTCAGTATAGGGAAGAGTTAATGGCGGCTTCTTCTTACAATGCAATAAGTAGAACCTCTACTAATCAAGAGTTAATGCAACTGGAAATTAGAACAGGTATAGCCAAGATAGACCAAGCCATTCTAAATTTCAAGAAACTACAAAACAGACTAGATAATTATGCTGGAAATAACGCAAGGACAATAGCGAAATATGAAGGAGAAGTAGCAAAGGCTAAAGACATTATTTTAAAGTATGCTGTTCAAATTAATAAGGCTCAACAAAACCAAGTAATTACTTTACAAGGGCAGAATGTAGAAAATGCAAAGATAATCCAAAGATTAGATTTAATGTTACCTAAGTGGAGATTACTCTTAACGAATGCCGACCAATTTGAAGCCGAATTAAAACAAATTAATGGGCAAATGGAATTTATGAATTTCCAATTAAGCGAATCTACTATGAAATGGAATGCTATGATGGCTGGAGCCATGATTGCTGATATGGTAATTATGACGATAAGTAAGAGCGTAATGAAACTATTAGGGGTTACTGATGCTGGAGTTAGAGCATCGAGAATGGCTATGATAGCCATGAATCTTAGCATGATAATTATGATGGCCAGTATTGGGGCGGCTATGGTGCAAATGGGACAATTCATGCAACAAAAGGCTTTAGATGCCGCCGTTACTGAAACGGATGCTCAAGCCCATAGAAACTTAGCGAATGCCCAAATAGCAGTAGCATCAACGGCGGCGGCAGGTGCTTCCAGTTTGAAAAAGTTTGCTAAATTAACAGTAGGATGGACTATTGCTATCATAGGAATCTCATTTGCCATAGAAAGACTGATGAACTGGTTGGGTGTTTGGGACGTAAAGGTAGACGAGATTGCAGATACAACTGAGCAATTTAATTTCGATTGGAACACGGCAGATTGGGACGTGCCTGATATAGATTATGGGCTAGACAATGTTACCGACCAAATTCAAGATTTCTCAAACAAGAGAGAAGAGTTATTCTTTGGATTTAAAGCGGGTGCAGTTACAGGAGATTTGATTAAGCAAGTGCAAGTAGGTGGTGTTGATAACTTTGTAGCCAATACCGAAATCATTATGAGGAATGAATTTCATGGAATGACTACACAAGAGGCGGCTAATGAAATCATTAGTCTGATACAAGAGGAAGGAGAGAAGCAGGGGTATTCGTTTGGTTAGAAAGGTAACAAATAAATACGGAGTCTGGCTTTGTGGCCTATATGATGATTTTCTTGGTGCGAAAGCAATAGCCTTTGATGATAACGAACCAGACAATTCTTCTTTGGGCGACTACAATCATTTCCTTACTCATTATGGTAATCCCCTTAATGGAGAAGCCACTTTAAATCCTCGGTATCGGTGGTGTGTTGCCGATAGAGCGCAATCTGCTTCAGCAGCCTATAAATTTGCCCCTGCTACTATGCGTTATTTCCACAATAAAGGTATGTTTGAATGGTTGACGCATGATGCCATTAGAAATTATCCTGACAAATGGCAAGGTAGAGCGCAGTTAGAATTCCCTGACGGTCACACTAATAGCCAAAAGTATAGGCTAGGTAATTCAGGGACTGATGGTTTCCAAATGTTTAGTAATGGAAATGATTCTTCTTGTTCATATATTGTTCCCAATGGGGATATTGATTCTTCCTTTGGTAGAGCCACCATGAAAGGTCTAGGTATTATTGTTGACTATGCGAATAAAGAAGGAGGCTTAAGCAATTGGGTGAACGGTTCTGGTAATGATGATAGTATTAATCGAGTAAGAAGGGCGCATCTAGCAGGTAAATGGATGGGCGAACAAACAAAACAATTAGTAGAAAACGAATCACCACAAGCCGTATTCGCCCCCGTAGAATCACCGTCAGGACAACCATTTCTTATAGTGCAAGCATGGGATAAAACTGGAAGTAATAGCATACCCAATAAACCTACATTATATTATAATGGGTCATTAAATTCAAGAGACACTGGAGATTTTCTTCACTTTAGATTGGCTACTAGAGCCTTTAATGGAAATGGGTATTTCACCCCTAAAATTACTATTAAGGCTGGCTTCCCAAACACAGGAATAGCAAACCAAACATTAAATTTAGGTGCTGAATCTACAAGTCATTACGAAGATGGTTTAGAAGGGACTGCGGCAATCTCTTTCGATGTAGATTTGACAAACCCATTCTACCCTACTCTTCCCAAACTTTACAACGAAAATAATACTAAGATTGCATATACTAATGATGACTTTTGGATTGACATTGATGTATGGATTGATTATGATAATAATAAATTTCAGGTTTATCAAGATGGTGTAGCAAAGGGTAGTTTGACTTCTTTTGCTACAAGTAGAGCCGCTAAAGATATGTTCGGGTGGGAAATCTATACAACCTCCCCTAATGGTATTGATGATGCAGTTACTTATTTGATGTTAGATAGAATGGGTCTATATCGCCCCTTAACAGATAGCCCTAGAGATTCTGAGTTAAATGGGATATACGAATTTAGTTATGAGGCTGGAGTTAATCAAGTATCTACACTCAAAATTGCTTTGGAAGATTGGGCTGAGTATTCTTCGTCCTATACCAAAGGAATGACTACTGATAAATATAAACATCAAATAACAAAAATTTTCAAAGAAGATATGCTCAATGATTGGAGTATTCTTTTCTTTGCTGGTGCTGGAGAGACTGGTAATACTGATATAGCCCGTATTGATAGACCTGTTTGGAGAGGACTTATTGATAATGTAGGCTTGAAAGAATCTATTAATAGGGGAAGGACAATTACTATTAATGCAAAGGACACACTTTCCCTTCTAAGCAAACAAGTAGTCTTATGGGAAGTAGGGCAAGGGAAAGTAAATGATAGTGAAGGGGTTAGTCCTTATTGGGCCTTTGAAGCAGAAGGCATGAAAGAAATTATGTATTTAGGTGTCAGTAAATTAAAAGAGTTTGCTGGCAACGTAGGTTTTGAGGCTGGAAATAGTTACAAGCCTAGAGATGACCAAAGAACGCAATTACATTCTGGTCACCCTATTCAAATGTATAATAATGAAGAGACCTATGGCCCTAACGACATAGAAGATGATTATGAGGGAATGGGTATTGATTATATTATCCATGATGGCACAAATTTATTCATTTACTTGGATGGAAATCCTGGGTATTCATCAAGCGATTCTATTACTATTGGTGGGACTGGAAACGCCGCTTATGATGGTAAAACTGTGGATATTGACGGGGTAAGCGTGGTTGATGGGAAGCAAAGATTACAAATTGTAGACGGTAGTGGTTCAGGAGAAATGCCTTTTACTGATAAAAAACCTACTGATATTATTTATGCTGGTAAATACAAAGGCATGGCAATAGATTACGAAGACCCTGAATATAATTGGAATGACTTTGACCTTACTCAGCAAGAATCAGTAAGAAGATGGCTTAATTATTTTATGCTAGTAATGAATCACCCTAAAAGTCAGCAACTTACAGGTATAGACATAGTAAATCCTGGGGGTGGGTATCATAAAGACCTTAATTACTATACAAGCATTGAAGGTGTAAAAGAACATCAAGGTGATTTGACTGTTTCTGGAGGAGGTTCAGGTTCAGGTTTTACTGCGGCAGAAGCCACTTGGTTTAGTGACGGTAATGAAATAACAAGTGTCGAAATAAGAGACCCTGGAAAAGGATATACTTCCCTACCTACTGTTAATCATGCAGGTATTCAAGGAACTGGGACTGAGCGTAGAGGTCATATTCTAACCTATACTGTTAAGGCTACTGGCTCTAATTCTTTGGCTACAATTGCCAGTAGTAATGCTGTGCTTTCTATGGGTGGAAGTATTACTCACGAATTACTAGCACTCAATGCTGGTGGTAATAGGATTTCGCCGGATTGTGCTATATTTGAGGTTACTTCTCCAGATGGTTCTCTTAGTGCAGGTAATGTAACATTACAATGGGGTGGTTATAATTATGACCCTAGTGGGAGTGGGACAGATAAAATTACAAATATTATGATACCTCGCGCAGATGGACAACCTGATTATACATTAGAGATTACTGTTAATTCTATTGCTCCGGATGCTACATTCGCAACTACGATAGAGGGAGAACCCACAAGCGATTTCTACACATTTTATATGAAAAGCGACCCTGATTTATTACCAGGAGATGAATTCGTGGTCTCAGGAAAGGCAGTAACAGGACACACTACTACTGAACTAGATAAAATAGAGGGGAAGCACGTTGTTAAGTCTGCTAAAAAGGTAATAAATTATCACGACCAATCTTATAATATTAATTCGCAAAGAGCAGTTTGGAAAGTAGAAACTTATACCCCTTATGCTGATGAAGAGTTTGGAAATTGGGAACAAAGTAATGGTTTATTAGTAACTGCTAGTTCCCCCACTACAATAGGATGGTCGAAGGTTACTGGTGGAACTGTAAGACCTAAACCTGCTTCTCAAACTGAAGATATTTCTAATAGGGCTATTCATGCTAGATGGATGAGAGACCTTCCTCAATCTCTATGGTTCCAGTATCATTTCGGTAAAATTAATTATGATGCTAACCCTACTTCATGTAATCTTGATACTCACGGCTCTCTTGCGGCTACTGCTACTGAAATTAAAATACCTCAAGCAACCTATGATGCAATTCCCTCTTATGGCTTGGCTGAAATAGTAAGAGTAAAGCCGTCTGCTAATTATGAATTAAAGGGCGAAGTTAGAGATATATTTATTTATCAGTGTAAGTATGAAATTGGTTCAGATAACTATATAGGTGGCGTTAAATACATTAGCACCGACCACTCCTCTCTTGCTACTGGATGGACTGATAGTGAAACAGAAGGCACTATTAAAACTACAATAAATTTCTTAACAGTAAATGATAATTACAAACATTTGTGGTTACTTTGGGCTGATATGAGAAATGATGGTAATGCTAATGCCGATGGTGGGTTAAGAAAGAAATCGTTTGGGTTACAATATCCTTCTTCTGATAACTATACAGTAAAATTAGTATTTGAAGACCAATTTGATGCCGATGGTGGGTATGAAATCTTCGCAGAATTAAAACAAGGAACTGATGTTGATATTTGGGAGATAGATTCTACCTTAGACCCTATTACTAATGGCCCTTTTTCACAGCCAATAGATTACGCTAACGCAAAAGCATTTGCTTGGACTGATGTAAGTAATAGTGGTGGCACAGTAAATATAAATCATACAAATCACGGTTTAACTACCAATGATAAGGTTGCTCTATTTAATATAAATGACTCAAGTTGGGATGGCGTATATGATGTGGTTGCGACTGCCGACGCTAACAATTTCCGAACTTCTTTGACATACCCAGGAATACCAAGTGGGGTCACAAACTCAAATCAAAATGATGATAAATTCTTCTTTGCTAAAATCACAGGAAGTTATGCTGATTTGTCTACTTATCAAAACTGGCACGAAAAGGGTGGCTCTCTTCTAGTAGTAGATTCTTCTCGTTTCTTTAATTTGAATACTCTTGCTAACGATGGGTCATTTAGTAAAACCAGTGGAGGCACTTCAAATCTAGGGGATTACTATGCTGTCAAAGAAGGAGACCCTGTATTAATAGATACCTATTGGAAGCAAGCGGCTTCCACAGATATGACAACTGGAAGCACATATAGCAAGCATGAAAATATGGATAGACTTGCTACTTTATCTACTGAATTAACTGATGTTACTGAGGGACAATTTTGGATGGTTCCAAGCGACTTAACTATTTTTGATAATGAAGGGTTAGGTAAAATTATCGGTAGAAAAGACGACGAAGAATTGAATACTGAGTGGTTTTATACATGGAATGGAAAGATAGGGACTGAAATAACTGGAACCTTTGAGAACATATCCGTTACAACATACGACACAAAATGGGTATGCACAGACAATCAAGGTGCTTTTACCAGCGATATGAAAGGTGCATATATCCAAAATACTTCCAAGCCCTTAGTTGCTGGTGTTGGTGATTCTTGGAAGACTAATTTTATTCAGCAGTATTGGTATAGAATTAAGGAAGTTATTTCTTCTACGGTAATTCATGTAGAAAGAGTCTCCTATTTGCATATAAATCCTTTTGGTGGGGTATTAAATTCGCAACCCGGAGAAAACTATTCTGATTATATGACTGGGCTACATGGTAATTATCTTAGACAAGTAGATATTGATGATGGTTGGGCGAATACACATGGATATAAAATAATTAAACAGATTTTCAATGTTAATTTAGATACAGCGACTAATGTTACTACTGATACTGAGTATAGCCCTAAACAAATAGAGCAAGAGTTTGCTATTAGGCAATCAGAATATGGCGCAAGAATAGAGTCGCATTGTAGAGTAGGAATTTCTAATGCTAATTATTTGACTGTCACTATTTATAATACAGTAGCGGCACTATACGCATTCAGACTAATGATGCACCTTCACGGACATAACGAAAATAAAAATATAGGCACATTTTATGAAAGCGATAAGTTCAGAATGATATGGAGTGCTTCTCTTCTTAATTCTTGGTGGACTAAAACCAAATTACCCATGTCATTTGGTATCAACAATATCCCTATTACTACAAACATGACTACTTACAATGATATAGCCAGTAACGATACTTACGGTAGTGTGTATAGAGCCAGTAATAAGAAACTGAGTGAGATAATTAGAGGTATTCAAAAGGGTAGTGGTAGTGGAGACACCAATGGATTAACTACTACTTTCTCTTATCAGATGGGTAGAGATAATAGATTTGAATTTAGGAATAAATTTAATTCTGGTTATCAATTTACTAGAGAAAATGTAAATGTAACCTCTTTGGATATTAGTAATAGTGGAGTAATTAGTAACGTGAGAGTCCACTATAATGACGGGAACAGTTTTGTTGATTACCCTGCTACTAACTTAAGCGATGTAACTAAATGGAAGATAGTTCAACACCCTGAAGTTTTAAGTGATAAAGAAGCATTGGCTATTGCTAAGAAAGAATTCCATAAACACAAAGCGAATGATGTTTCGGTCTCTCTTTCCCCCATTAGAAATACAGGGCAAGGAGATGTGATGCTAGATGGTGGTAGATATGGATATATCCATGACCCTCATGTAGCACTACAAGGTAATGGAGACCATACAAAGGGAACTGGTTGGTGTTGGACTAAACTTGGAACTGGGGGCGCATTGTTTCCTGGCATGGTAAATGCTTTAGATGGAAATATAGGTAGTCAAGTCACCACGACTAACAAACATACAAGATATGGGTCTTCCAGAATAGATTCTGTTGGTGCTAGTTCGGGGGCTAATACTGACCGTGATATAGCCGCCAATGAAAACTATTATTGGTATGGTTCAAACTCTTTAGGTCACGCTGTTCAAGTAGTAAATATTAGTAAAGATGCGAATAAGGTGAGTGCTGATACTGGAGAGCAATTAAGAGTAGTCTTGGCGTTAAAACCAAATCAAACTGTCACTAATATTAATAATTGCCAATTTAGATTATACTTATTAGACTGTGGTTTCTATAATGCACAACATACTACTGGGTATGCTCCGACACTCAAAGGTATCATAAAAAGTAAATCTGAAAAAGATATGAAGCATAGCGGATTTTATGAAATTGCTTTACCATCTACTTATGGAAGTGGAACTGTGACCATTTCTTTCAATGCTGAGTATTGTAGAGACTTGTTAAGAAGTAGATGTGGAAACCCAGCACAGACTGCACATGGGACTAATAACTATATTTGTGATAACTCCATAGAAGATATAGTAAGTGCTTCAGGTGGTAGCAGTATAGAATTAGATACTGGTAATGATACCAACGCCCACAGTATCTTTCCTCTTGGGTATAGACATTACCCTGAGATATGTGGTGGTTCTGCACATAAAGACGGGAGACTTTTGTGGTATGCCCCCTCTCTTTGTGTCGTAGATGATATAATGTATGTCCCTGCCTCTTATGTTTCTTATACTGATGCTGGTATGGATTTCTCGGCTGAAAATTTAGTTATACAGCAGGTAAAATGGAGTGCAGTTACTGGAAGAGGGGAAAGCGTAGTGCTAAAGTTAGAAAGAGATGAATCTAGGTCTGCTGATGGTCTACTACCATATATTTTAGCCGACCCTGGGAATTATCCTAGAACACTTCCTCCAATCGAAAGTGCAATTAGGCCACCCCCCGGTTCTAATGAGACTGATATTAGTAGCATAGATGATAACCCAAGTGGAGGTAATAATCCTGGGACTGGTAGTGGTGGCTCCTTTACTAATATTCCATCCCCCCAAAATATAGATAATATCGGTAGAGGATTAACGAATACAATACAAGGAATTATGGGCTTATCAGATAGCGATTTGACGGCTCAATCTGGTTTCCATATTTTAGGGCAACCTAAGTCATCTACTACCCCCTCTTGGATGAGGGGAATGACTGGAGGCTTGCGACTTCCTGTGGTTGCTGGCGCGGCTATCTCAAATACAAACTCATTTGAATTACCAGGTATAGGCAAAGAAAAGAATGGGCAAGGAGAAGCACCCACTCCAGCAAGAGATGCGCTTCATGCAGTAGAAATAGAAATACAGACTCCATCAGATGCAAATACAGACCAGTTTAGTATTACTGGTATTACAAATATCGCAGTAGGTAGAGGGGGAACTGGGAACAATGGAGTCTTGCATATTACTGCGGAATGTTTAGAGACTGGCGCAAGAATTAATAGGTCTATGAATGTCACCCCTGCCATGAATCAAAACAACATTGAGTTTATTTCTACCACATTATTGAGTGGTGTGTCTAGCCCTGGAAATACCGTAAGGGTTAGAGTAAGTAGAACCCCAGGAGTAGGTAATGATACTGCACTATACTCTACTATTTCAGTATCAAACTTCTCTATCAATTTCGATAGAGCCGCCTTTAGTGCTTCGTCTTCTCAGAACCTTTTCATTCCTTACCGATAGGGTCTCTAAGGGAGAGAATTCTTTTTGCTTTCTCTCTACCTATACCTTCTATTTCCATTAAGGCTTTTTGAGTTTGTCTACTATTTAATAATCTAGGAATGCTACCAAATTCCTCTAATAATTTTTCGGCTTCAGTTCTTGTGACTCCAGCAACACTTGATAAGACTGTTACCCGCGAATCAATTCCCATATCATTCAGCGTTTTTGTAGAAGTCTCCTTTGCTTTACCCAACACATTAAATTGGGTATGGTTAGTGATTAACCAGTTTACAAATTCTTCCATGTTGGACAGTTCCATATATTTAATTTTAGGAAATCTAGTGTAGAATGTAGCCTTGAAGTTCTGAATAGTTTTTACCATGCGAGTTTTTTCTATGGCAAGATTTTGTGGTGTAGGTCTACCACCAGGAACAAAGGGCTTCAGAATTGAGCCATATACTACCAGCATAGGGTTCTTGTAGTTCCGTTGTAGGTCTACTAATTGCCCCACAATAGTTCTGGAACGACCAATGCCCATGATAGAGCGATACAGGTCATTTATTTCTTTGGCTTCTATTCCTAAATCACCAATCACATAGTCAGCACTATTCAATCTCTTGACTACGCAATCGTCACCCATCCGATACTGAATTTTATTTACTACCAGTTCGTTCTCCCTATCGTCGATGACTAACATCAATACTTACAGTAGTAAGAGGCTTTATGAAAGGTTTCAAATGATACACCCGTCATCTCCACAGCAAGACACAATCTTAGTCTTACAGTTGAGACAAGCGGAAGAACCATGCACTTCTACAAAGCCCTTATCACTAAAGCATAGGGGGCATCTAATTTTTTTCTTCGTCATTGTCATATTTATTCCTCCATTGAAAGAAACATCGCCGCATCAATGAATCCGTAGTGGTTGGAGTCTAGGGTGTGAGTCTGATGATGTATAATACTTGTCGTTTTTATACGGATAGGGAGAGTAATATACCATAATACCGACCCAACAAACAATACTTCTACTATAATTTCACCTAGCATTTCCTTCACAGAACCAACAGTTTCCCCCATCACAATACCCCTTACTCATATACCACTTGGGAGAGGGGGAATTGTTGTAAGTGTTTATGATGTATCTAACATTCTGCCTAGTAGTAGCGGGGTGATAATCTCTCCAGTTTAAAGTAGCGATATAATCACAAATTTGATTTTCTATTTTATTCATTTGTTCATCGCTCATAGTATTTTTATCAGCAAACCATCTTAGATTTTGAGAAAGGAATTGAGCCAACGCCACTCTAATGTCATGTCTAGGGTTCTCCTTTTGAATAGCCCTCTCCAAACAATTAGGTAGAGGGATTCCCATCGCATCCCCTATGGAAATAGTAGAAGCGTCTACCTTAGCAAACTCTACTTCTTGTATAGGATTCTCCTTTATCCAGTGTCGTATATCAAACTCACTCTTGGATTTCATTCCAGTAAAGGGGTCGAATCTTCTCAAAGAAGAAATCGGTTTCTTGTGTATCTTATAACCCATAGGATTATTTTTGAATTCATCAGGATGAACATTAACACACCATCTTCCCCTCTTAGGGTTCCATGTGTCAGGAATTCTAGTCAGTTTCTTAGGGTGGCCTACACCATCCAGTGTTTTCAGACCCTTAGCCATGCTTCTTTGATACCTTTCCAAGTGCTTACTAATCTCCAATCCCTTGACGGGCGTAGAAAATAACTCATGGACATGGAAACCCCTACCAGTAGCAACAATGCGAATATCCCCTTTCAGTCTAGTAAGAAGAACGCCTACATCGGCCTTCACATCTTCCATGCTATACTCTTCGGTAGTATCAAAATCCCACCAACCCCTATCCATTACAACGGATTCAACATCTAATTTTCTCCCATTAACTCTTTCGTATGAGTAAAGACTAGTGTAAAGAGAGGTCTTCCCATTAAATGTCTTGATATATTTATCATAAGAGTTTCTATCAAAAACAGTATGACGCCGAAGGCCAATCTCTCTAGGGAAATTAAGAAGCATGGTATCAACACTCTTGTCTATGTCCGCACGCACAAATCAAAATCTCTATGCGCTCGGGGACGTTACCCTCTTGGCCGGTAACTCTTATAGTCTCTTCTATATCAATCCATTCATCTGAGTCGCACTTAGCGCAAACTATCTTTCTTGTCATATCAAAACCCCAATTCTTCGGCGTGTAATTCTTGTTGACAGGCGGAGTTAAAGTCACACCATGTCATACAAAAATAGTCATTCCAATTCATGTCCCACTTGTGGGAAAATAGATTAGGAAGAGTGTCATTTAAACGCTTCTCAAAAGCATTTAAAGAGCGAGACCCAACTGGCTCTAAAATGGCAATCCCATTGTGGTCTCCAAGCCATAAACTCTTACCTCTCTTACTACCTTCCAGTAGTAGTTTGTCTTCTCTATCTACGACTAGTTGATAGTCAGGACAAATATAGAGGAAGTGAGTGATGGGTTCATAGATTCCCATCTTATCTAGTATCATCTTGTAGAAGCACAGTTCTCTACGAGTGCGCCCCAATTTACCTACGCCCATATTTCCAGTCTTTAATTCTGTTAGAATCAGTCCACCATCAGGGTGTCTTAGAACCGCATCTATCATCCCAACCCAAATCACATCTACCTTACCGATTTCAGCGACATTAAGTTTCTCAAATATTTGGTGCTTCTTCTCTACTTCTATTATATCAAAGCCGCCTAAATCATAGGCGATTTGATGCAAGAGAGAAGTCATAGATTCTATTGCTGGGTCAAGAGGGTCTACCCCTTCCTCCGCTACGGCTCTATCTACGGCATCAGCACCTTCTAATAGACCGACTTCCATTACCTTATGCACTTTACCACCACGAATCATAGCCTCAGTGGGGGGAGGTCTAGGAACATCGGCTAAGTGGTTCCACCAAAATTGTCTAGGACACATCAAGTAGCCCATGAAGGAAGACTTACTTATCTTAGTGATACCATCAACGTTAGGAACGTAGGAAGACTCTCCTATTTGTTCCTCCGTTGCTAGGCTCACTCTTCTTCCCCCTCAGGGGAGTCTTCCTCTTCAGTCCAACCGCAAATGTTACACACCTTTTCTAGTTCGGCACTATCAAATATCGGAAGCATCATTTCAGCATTACAAGAGGGACATACATCTTCTACAACCTTACCCAAATCTTTCAAAAGATGGAAGAGTAGAAAATTTACCTTCTCCATGTCTTGTTGAACCGCCGCCGCCAAGCCACCTACGTCATGCTTTAGCATAATGTAGGCATCCATAACTTGTTGAAGTGTAATCGTTTCCTGTGGTTCCTCGGCGTCGCTCATACTATCTCCTCACAACCAGCGCATATTAACTTGTTGGATAGCATTCCATAGTGGTTGCATATCCCACCCAGCCAAATTATAATATGGCTCTATCTTTTTGAGAACAAATCTTTCCAGCAAGTGCTTATAACCAATCTCAGCAAAGCCCTTTATTTCCTCAGGTTTATCGAAAGCAATATACTCCCCCTTATCATTCAAGGTAGTCAAGAAATAGGAATCCTTTCGATACCCCTTCCCTAGAAATTCGTTGGCCCATGCCGCACCAGCACTAGGTCCTGATAGCGTTTTGTATTTAGACAAGTCCCTCGATAGTCTCCCTTTCATACACAAATTAATATCATCTTCTTCTCCAGCCAAAACCCTTTCTATCAACCCCCTAATGTATTCAGTAGTTTCAGCCTCACCTTCTGCCATAAAGTCTGATGGTGTAGTTAGAATACTATTCAAGGTAGCCGCCATGACCTCTTTCATAATGGGTGGCATCCTAGATTGTTTCAGTTCAATTCCTTTAACATAGAGAACGTCACCATGCCCAATCCCTTCACTCCATGTAACATTTCCAGCATAGCGATTCTTAGCCATCAGTATCATACTACTACACCACTTCTCAAACTCTACTTCTATCGGTTCCATTTCTTCGTTAATTAGAGCGATTTGTTCCTCACCCTCTTGAGGGGTAGGGATGATACAAAACACGCTGTCGGTGTGTCCGTAAAGCACCTTAAAGCCGACGTTCTCAGCATGGGTCTTGAGTAGATTTAGGGTGGCCCTTGAAGTGTAGGTAATTGCCGCCGCAATTTCAGGATGATACATACCATATTTAGAATCTCCAGCAACCCCATACATGGATGCGACAAGAGACTTACAAGCGAATTGCATTGTGTCCCACTTATCCATGTTGTCTTTGTCTTGAGTTTTCAGTTTCTTATACTCGTTTCTCAGGTCAGTCATCTTATCCATCAGCCTTACAAGCAACCCCTTCTCCCCTTGTTTGAAGTAAGTCCCATTACCACAGTTCTTACCCCCATCCCTGTCAGTAAGAGAATCCCAAGAAATATTATGCCACGAAGCATTACTATGATACATGGCTTTCACATCAAGAATACCCACGTTGTCATAGACCCCCTCTTCTACCTCCATAATCTCAGCACCTTCGTATGGTTCAAATGCGAATTGGGGTTTAGTGGGGATGCGCCTATCAAACTCCTTATCTTGAAGCGTAAGGCAAGTGAACATCTTAGTGATGAATGGCGTGCTTTTCAGTTCGCATTGAACGATGTGTTGTAGAGCCAAGTAATATTTCAGCGCATTAACTTTGTCATCTAGCAAAGGCAACAAAGCCACATCTTGCCGACAATAATGAACGTAGGTTGCTATGTCGGAGTAATAAGTATCGTGACCGTCTTCCAGTTCAATTTTCTGTTGCCCCAGCACTTCCCTAGCAACATCATCTAGTTTGTAGCCGGGGAGTTTGCCATTCTTCATCTCCCATAATTTTGAGAATGCTATCATAAGGTCGATGCAATTTCTTCCTACTATGGGTTGCGCCCAATCATTAAATTCATATCTAATCTTGTTAAGGGGGGAAAGGTGTTGATGTGGTAGATTGTTGGCTCTACATCTCTCTATTATCACCTTAATGTCTGCCCCTACCACGAACCACCCTGTAATCACATCAGGGTCTTGCGCTCTCATGTGGGCTAAGAAGTGCCTTAACATAGATTTCTCGTCAGGAAATGCTTTCAATGGAGTTTCATATTCATAGTCTCCTAATTTATTGTAACTCCCTGGCTCTATTTCTGAATGCACTACCCACACATAATCTTTCCCAGTGTAACTATCCTTAACTACTATGACTCTCATTTGATTAGTCTGAGGATGCCACTCACAATCGAGATACCAGACTCGATGTTCGTAGTTAGGTATAGGGTCATTGTCTAATAATCTATCTGATAATACCCTATTAGTAAAGGGGATATTTGCTTCCCATGTATCAAAAGCACCCTTGAAAAATTTCAGTGCGTCTAAGTTTGGAGAAGTCACCTTAGTCAAATCTTCTCCATAGAGTCCTGTAAATCCATCCTCAAACTTTAATTCTGGAGATGGTTCCTCAGGTAGAATTTCAGTCTCTACGAATAGATAGGGAATGTCCTCTACCACTAGGTTTTGACGATTGCGATTTTCATCACGGTATCTAATTGATACTTTGTTCTTACCAACCGCGTCTACTATCATGTATCGTCGTAGTTTGAATTGCTTATGAATCTAACTCAAGGTTAGCGAATCGTCCTGGTGGTCTCGTTTCTATGCCATGCTTCTTGAGCCACTTGTAGACCGCCATAGGGGTAATACCAAACTCGTCAGCGATAGATTGCATTGTCCTTTTCTTATTCCCATACTCTTCTTCTAACCAAGCACTCTCCCTATATTGAGGGGCTATATCCTTCTTAGTCAAAACGTAAGTCAGTTTGTATTCCTTACCGTCTTCGTCCGACACATCAATACTATGCGCCCCTTCATGTAAGATTTCAATATACGACAATAATGTTACATTACTCATCAGTTTCAGGCCTCCTTACCTAGTAGTCTAGTTTTCCTTTGTGCCTTCGACCTATCCATAGCCTCTAGTAGCACCGATTCGGGGTTAATATCCCAAAGTCCCTCAGCCACGTTGTTGAAATCGGGGTGCATCCTAAAGATACTTGTTAATTGTCTTGGTTCCATAGAGAAGTGACTATCCTTCACCTTCTTACCGTTCTCTAACGTGGCGTTAGACGCTACGGTTCGTATGGTAGATGGCCCCTTCTCCTTGAGGTATCTAGCGAATGCTCTCATTGGGTAACTTGTTCTCCCAAATCTATTAGTGTAGACCATCAATACCACCCGAAACTTAAACCCTATTAAACTTAACTATAATACAAACCTTGTCTCATACGCCTTTTCGCCAGTCGCAACAAGTGTAGTCTTATCTTTACCTACCCTATGCTTATTGAAATACCTATCATCTTTCTTTCTCTTCTGAAGAACCATACCGTATTCGTCATTACCCTCCAGTATTTCCAGCCCCTTCTTAAGCAGTAAAGGGTTTCCTTTGAAGGGTTTGTAATCTACATCGTGATGCCATCTACCATACCGCCATACAACCTTAGCCACATCGGGGTGCATATCCTCAAGCATCCTACTTTTCTGAATCGTTCCATCCTTAGAGTAAAATTGTTGGTGGTTGCCACCACTCATCCTTTGAGTAGTAATTTTATCAGCCAAGAAAGCATTGAATTGTAATGTAGCCATACCATCTTTCAGCACCCTCAATGACAAGTCAGTATCTTCATTGTATCTACCACGCCAACGATAGGGAATGTCATTTCTAATTAAGAGACAAGAATAGATTCTTGTGTTCTTAACATAGGGTGGTAGTGGGTCGGTCTTCTTACAAAATCCAGAATAGTTTGGGCCGGCTATTGCTATATTCTCATACCGAAGAACGAAGTCCTCCATAGCCCTAAAGATTGCGCCTGTATGTGCTTGTGCTTTGACATTTCTATTCAGTCTATGGAATCCATCAAAATTATCATCCATAACCCAATGCCAATCGTGACCATTCGACATGGAATGTTCCCATACAAAATTACGAGAAGCCCCTGGCCCTAAACGTGGGTCATCATCAACCCAATATACATCATATTCGTCTTTGTATTTCTGAGGAGTTACAATTACTTCGATACAGGCTGACCCCTTTACCGCTTCGTATTCTTCTAACTCAGCCTCTTCTACTACCATTCGGTAGGGAACGCCCATAACATCAAGAGCGCGACCAGTTAATTGGTTGTCCCATCGCCCCTTTGACACTACATAGATAGGGAATTGTGGTTCATTCTTCTTCGTCGTCATTCTCATCAACAAACCTGTGTATGTGGTCGCCCCAATGAGACTTGAAGGGATGCCAAATGCTTGTAGTCCTATCGGTCAATTTCTGCCCTATAATCTCAGCAAATTCATCCATGTCCTCTTTCGTAGCGAACCGAATCTTAATCATGTGAAACTCTTCTTTCTTTGGGTTATTGTATTCCGGCATTCCCCCTCTATCCCACTCTTGTTGAGCCGTTCCTTCTTCTAATGACTTATCAGTTAAGCCAGTAGCACCGAACAGTTCTAAAGTGGTTTGCCTATCATCCATACTATCTACCTTGTTCAAACGAGGCTTGAAGAACCCAATTGGAACCCCATGAGATTAGCAAGGCCATCCCTTGATTAGCCTCTCTAAAGTCGAAGAATGACAATTTGACAGGGCCATTGATGTGTTTAAATAGGGAATCAAACCCACCATTGTAGGCTACCTCAAATGATTCTCCAGTTAGGTCATCCGAATGGGTAAGAACCTTACAGTCTATCTTACTCTTCGTTGCGCCCTTCAAATCTTGACCCACTCTAATACACAAAGCCTCTTCAGACTTATAAGAAGTCAAGTAATCGAATACGAAAATGTCAGGGTCTTGGTTATTTATGCCAGCACACCTAAACGCTTCAAACATATCAATGCCATCTACTTCTAAGGACAACATAGGTGCGAGTAAATTCCCATCCTTTGTCTCGTAAAACCCATCCTTTGAAATCCTCGATGCTAATTCTTCAGACTTTTCAGCCCAAGAGATTAGAGAATCACGACCATTCGGGAATGCCAACGCTTTGCCCGACGCTTGTATCGTTGTCTGCTTGTTATTGGACTTGAATACAACCTTATCATCAGTAGAGGTTATCTTCATCGTTCCACCATGAAACTTCAAGATTCCTAAGACTCTATCAATATCGGGGAGATAAATAGGAGTCTCTTCCCAATTGGAGTTAGCCATAGGGACACAAAGGTTAGAGAGGGATGAAATTCCATCCTTAACTATCCATGTGGTGTGAAGCATACCATTCTTAGGCATCAGTTTAATACCGTAGACTTGAGGCCCAGTATTTCCGGCTATCGTAGCCCTTCTTTGAGATTGACTCAAGAGGGTTATCAAATCGTTAGTTTCAATTTCCACTACTGCCATCATCTTCACCCTTCGCTATGTCGTCGCCCCACTCAAGCATAGGCAACCCAAACCACTTCACTTTTCCATCCTTTACAGAAAGGATAGTGTGCGTAGTGCCTAGATGTTCCATGTTTCGACCCTTCATCTCTTCTATCTCGGCCTTCACGACCCACTCTTCATCACCTAATGACGAATCGCCCTTCACTCCGGCGGCATCATCGGCCTTCTTCATGTAGCGAGTCAAGAAAATCTGTTGTGAGAAGTATCTCATCGTTCCCTTTTCCCACTCCGGTCTTTCTCCAACCTTCATTAGAACCTTCTTTCCAGAACCATCATTGACGAATTCCTTTATCTCCTTCAAGTGGAAGGTGAAGAATATTCTATCAATAGGAAGTCCATGCAATCTCCCTATGGTATCTCGGAACATCTTGTTCCTAATTCTCCATTCGGCTTGATTGAATCGGTCTCCATCTTCGGGGTTCACAGGATTCTTACTCCTATTTTGTAGAACGTATGTCATTGAGTGTTCGCACCACTTAAGGAATGTAGAACCACCATCGAAGATAACCGTATCAATCTCATCGGCCTGTTCTGCTATCAAATTAATATACCAGTTTACCTTATCCGTCAAAGCGACGTAATTGATTGTGTTATCCTCATTGAATATTGATTCGTCATTCTCATCCAACAAAGGTAGAACCTTGATGTTGGGGTCATCGCCGTAATTGTATTCTACGGTTGCGCCAGCCGAATTGTCAATGTCGAGGATTACTGTGTTACCCTTTCGCATAGAGAGAGCGAGTCCGGTCTTAGCGCAATTCTCACGCGCCACCAAAGCCATTCTAATTGAACCAGTTGCCCTCTTTGGGGCATTGAATAGGTTTCGATAGTATTCTGCATCAAATTTCTGCACTGGGGCAGAAGGAGATGAAGCAGGTTTAGCCGCCGCGCCCCATTGACTCATGCTACCAATCCTCTCCAGTCTCTTCGCTCATGTCAACGAAATCAGAAGCCATAGCCTCTACGGTATCGTAAGCGAACCATCCACTACATGAGAAGCGCACATCACCTTCGCGCCCCATCCATGTCTGCCCCAAAGCGATAACCTTAGAACCAACACCGAATGTAATACTCTCGGAGTGCTTTCCAGACACCCACACATCAACGGTATCAATCGAGGTCATGTCTTCATCACCAAGAATGAGAGTCAACGCGCCGTTATCTCTCGGTTCCATGTGGATGACTTCACCAACCACACCAACCAAAGCATCATACCACCCATCGGAACCCTCGTTCTGCTTGTGGTAATTCTCCAGTCCATTGACCGAAGTAATCTCACGAACCAAGTCGGTGATTGGGCCAGTCGGCTTTCCACCCTCAAGAGAGAATGGTGGGCCATTGAAGATTGATTGAACAGTATCGTCAGCCGCGAATACGCTTAGGTCGCGCGTCGCGTAAGCCACATCGGGGTTCCTCGCACCCTTTAGTGGGATTCTACCAGCCACGAATGTAGGTGGGTAGAGATTGTCTGCCTCTTTTCCATTGGCTCTCACAGTAATGAGTCGTAGGTCTCCCTTTTCAGTCTCCTTTCGTCCCAAGAATAGCGCAACCCTTTCGCGCTCATCTTGTGGTCGAGGTCTACCGAACTTGAAGTTTCGGTCTCCCGAAGGCCACGTTGGGGTCTTGTTGTCCCATACTATGTAGAAGAATTTCCCTTCGGAGTATTCCTTCGCCTCTTTTGGTAAGTCAGTAACAGTAGTCTCCTCAATGTCGTCACCTAAGACCGTTCCATTGAAGAGTGCGGGGTTGGCCTTTCGTATGTATTCGTTGCCAGCCGTTTCGTAAAGGACTACGTTACCCATGCGTAGAAGTCCATTGATGGCTTCATCACTTAGGTTGAGCAAATCCTTGTTCATCTTGTTGTAGAGAATCTTCCCCCACTCCTTCGGGCGAGGCACGCTTACGAACATACCAACGAAGTTTTCAGCCCCACTCCTTTGAAGCGCGGCATTGGCTCTACTAATCTTGATTTGGGCGATTCGTAGTGCTTGAACCCCCATCATAGTGTCATCCTTTCCGGCGTTAGACCATATCTCTCTATTCTCATCGAGAACGGTAGAGGCTACGTCCTTTACTCTCTCCGGTGCTACGTTCAACGTGGTCGCAATTGTATTAATCATCTTTTCATCCATACTTGTTTATCTCCTTCGCGGGTATTCTTGGGCGAGAATTTAATGCTTATAATAGTAACTACTCCATACACATTCTAATGAAATTACACTTGACAACATCATCATGGATGCCGTTAGTCTGGTCTCTTAGAGCCGTAACTACTGCCGAAATGATTTTCATCTTGGAATCTACCGATGCTTGTTCTGAATAGCAAACGAAATTAAATACACCCAGTATGAAATGCTTGGTGTGATAGTCGGCCATCATTTTCAGTGCGCCAACAAAGTCTTTATCCTTCGTGGTAAGCAAAAGGAAAGAACGAGCGTCGATGCCTTCTTCAGTCAAAGACATGAGGAATTTTTGTCGGTTTTCTTGGCCTTCTTGTAGACAATAGGATTGGAGTGCGCCTATTGCGTTTCTCATGTCACCCTCATTGTATCTTATGATTGTAGAGATTACGCCAGGTGTCATCATACAACCTTCTTCTGAGGCTATGTGATGCAAATGCTTAGACATTTCATCGTCAGTAAGAGGTCTGAATGTTCTCAACGCACATCGAGATTGAAGATAGTCGCTAACCTTACTCACATCATTACAAGTCAGTATGAAATATCCTTGTGAGTTTTCTATGACCCCTTTCAATGCCGATTGTGCGGCGGGTGTCAATTGGTCAGCCTCATCTAAGAGGATGATTTGTTCTTCGCGCCCAATAGATGTAAGGGGAATCAGTTCCTCTTCTACGAAATCAATCCCTCTTGTTTTCTTACTACTCGCATTGAAGATATGTATTTGCCAATCCAATTCGTCAGCAATACAGTATGCCATCGTTGTCTTACCAACACCAGGCATTACAGAATGAAATAGATAATGTTGCATTACACCCTTGTCTATCATCTCGGTGATTTCTGCTACGATTTCATCTTGTCCTACTATATCTTCTACGCGTGTAGGGCGATGCTTTTCACTCCAAATTTGACTCATATCGGTCTACCATCCTCTCCAATGACTACTTCTACGCCATTAATAATTTCATTCCACTTCTCAGGAAAGTCTCCACGATTACAGGTCTTACAGTTTCCTGTTTTAATGTTAAAACCCTTGATGTCTCCACACCATGAACATTCAACGTGGACTCGCGCCATAATCTATGCGAGATTTTAACGCTTATAAACCCGACGCACGCTCAAGAATATACTGTCTGGTCGCTTCAAACATCGGTATGACTCTATCGTGATGAGGCTTGTTAGTAAATCCAGCACTAAATGTTCTCTCCATCGCTAGAGAATAAACTATTCCAGCAAGAAGGCCACGAAGGAATGTCAAATCGTATTCTTCAGCCTTATTCACCAACAAATCAGCAATAGGGTTGATACCCTCTTCATAATGAGGGTCTGAATAGATAGCCATAGCATTTTTCAGTTCCATTAACTCCTCTATCGTATTAGGGTCACAAATCTCATCTATTTTACTGATGAATGCTTGGTGTCGAGGGTCGTTGCCCGACATACCCACAATGTTCAACAGTCTCGATACCTCCTCTAAATAATCATCCACGCTTCAAGAATGAGCCAAGCGACATTTTAATGTCTCGCTCAGAATTTTTGCTGGTGTTTGGTGGATTTTGGTTTATATTCTTTGGAGTATTTTCAGTCTTGGGTGGTTTAGAGGGAGTCTTTCGCGCTCTTGTCTCTCTCATCTTTTGTATTCGACCTCGCTTCTCCCATCTTTTCAGTATGCCCCATTCTTCCATCTTAGAAGTAAGACATGGGCTACATATTGGCGCACTTACACCATTAGATTCTTTATTGAGAGGGTTAGGGATTCTGGTGTTACACAAACGACAATTAATGTGCTTGGGTGGCTTGAGAATATCTATGCCCCCTTCGGCTTGTAATTGGGATGATTCTTGGGTAGTCTATGCGTGCGCCTATCAATTAGATTCTGAATAAATTGAGCCGCACTCGCAACCCCATCATGGAATCTCCTCTCCGCAACCTCATCTCCCATAGGAACCATGTGTTCCTTCAATTCACTTACATCAATCTCAGCAAGTATCAAATTGAATACTTCATATTCAACGTGTGTCACCGTCTTCGCTCTCATAAATTGATGCTAGGCTTGAGAGCCTATAATCATTTCGTTTCATGTCTCACACAATGAATACACACATCTGATTCAGGAGGAAAAACTCGTTGCCTTCCACACTCACATCTCCTACTGTTCTTCTTCTCCTTCGGTGTCATAATCGTTGGACTGCGGGAATATGTTAATTCGTCCATAGACTTAACCAGACTCCTATTAATATCATATAGCAAATGTTTAGCCTTAATCCCACTAGTATTTTCAACAATCTCAGCCCCAACAGAAATAATCTGAACATTCTTGCACAACAAAGATGCTAAACTGTGAGGAGAAGGAATTGTTCTGACTGATTTCTCCTTCCCTAACCACTTGGCTACTCCCTCTTTAGTCAGTGGCCCATGTTCAAAAAGAATCTCAGCGATTATTCGCCGGACTCGCGTGTTGTTCGCACTCATTAATAAATGTAATTGGGAATTGTTTAATAAAGGGTTTCAAATCCAAGAAGAAATTTTCTCCATTCGCTTTTTCATCCCTTTCGGCAAGACTTTATTAGTTTCACGAACCTCATTTCTTATCTCAGGGTTCAAATCAACCAATTGTCTCCAATATTTATCGTTAGGGGAAAAATTATTCGGTCTATCGTCTTCCTTCTTCTTTCGGTAAGTCAGTTTAAGGTGTTGTGGCCTAACACCAAACGCTACAACCGCCTTCAAAACTTCGTCTGGTAACTCATACCCACACTCTTGAACCAATCTGAAAATTTTCATGTCAGTATCGTTGGTGAACATTTGCTCAACAATTCTCTTATTGCTCAAGTAAGCGAGCATCAAAGGTGTTGGCACGTTGAGAAGCATATTGAAGACTCTAATTCTATCGGGCCAAGAAAATATAGCCCTTATTGCTTGCTGATAATTACTCATTTTCAGCCCTATCCGTTCTCTTTTTGTCGTGGTCTCTAACGTAGAAGTAAATTGCATTTCGCAAACAGGTAGTGCAAATACTTCCACTAGCCATTCCAGTAGAAAATGACATTAATGCAATACCACCTTCAGCCCCTGTTGTCCCACAAAAATAACACTTCATTGTTCTTTCCACCCCTTGATAAAATGACTCCACTTCCCTAAAGGTCTAGGATTACACTCTCGATGATACACTATCCCTTGAATTGCTAAGTGGGCTTCGCTAACCCATGTCGGGGCAGGTTTTCCACACTTGGCGCAATTATATGGCATCGTCCCACTCCCCCCTTATTATTCTATCCTTTAGTTTCTTCAACTGGGAAGGACTTAACTCCCACACTCTACGAATTTCAGTCCCTGTTATTTCATACTCCCCATAGAAAAAGCATACCTTATCAGTCATTTGAATATGAAGACCAGCCTCTTTCATAGCCTTAATCAGCGTAGGCCATTCGTGATTATAGATAGCCGGAGACCATAGACCCTTCGGCTTCTTACGCCACTTAGCCATGATTCTCCACCGTAAAGTCAGCATCAATAACTGTTGGCGCACGCAAAGCCGCCATTCTCAGTTCTAAATCATCGAGAAGTTCAGGGTGGCTACCCAATACATCAACAAGAATTCTACTCATGTCATTCATTTGAGCGTTAGCCAATAACAATTGAGATTCTACCCCTATTTCCTTCTTCAATTGTCCTATTAATTTGAGGGAAGCATTCGCTTGACCCAATAGTTTAGTCACATCAGCAACAAAGCCCGAATTTATTCCTCCGGCTTGCTCTTTCAGTTCTCCCAATTCAGTTATCCAACCCTTAACCTCTAAGAATATTTCAGTGGCTGATGTTAGAGTATCAATGGCTTCTTTACGAGAGTCCTCTATGCTTTGCGCTTCTTCGGGGTCATATTCAAGATGGGATTCCATGTGAGCCATTACAGAACCATCGGGCCAACCATATTTAGTTTCCAAGTAATCGGGGGAAGTTTCATTGTTATGAAGTTTAATTTCCAGTTCACGACACTTCTTATGATTGCATAGAGGGCAATCATCTTCCAACACCCACCCTAACGCTTGAATCACAAACGCATCAGTTTCTTGGGCCATACGCCTTTTAATTTCCCCAACACTCCGCAAAATTTTCGCCCCTTATTTTTTCATATCAGTATATATTCTTATGATTGCCACCTTGTAAATTTCTTACCATTTTCGCCTTCTTTACCAATTCGACAAATCACGCCCTTTCGACCACGCCCCGACTTTTCGGGGGTAATCTCCTCATACCATGATGTGCCTTCAAGGTTTTCTATAATCCAACGCTTCGCAGACTGATAATCTCCATTCGTAATCATACGCGATACTTCTTTTACCAGTTGTGACTTTGGCAAATCTCGCATCCAGAATGTGTCCTTGATTAACATCATGTCTGCATCCATAACGCGCCTTCTTTGCTCAAGAGAGAGATTCAATAATGTTCTCAGTCTATCATCCATTGTAATGAAAAGTGCTTGACCGCCCCTATATTCAGGTTGCATCATGTGATAACCTATACATATCCTACGAAATAAATCAGACTCAAAAGAGCGAACATCAGGTCGCTCTAACCATTCACCAATCTCATCATCCCATATCACCGCTATGGGGGGATTTGCGACGGCTCTTTCCATTCTACTTCTAAACCATGTCTTGATTGTAATCGCTTGGTCAGCCAATTTCAGTCTTTGGTCTCCCGTCATGTTGTTTTGTGCTTGTTGTGCTTTCTTGTAGAGTAATTCCTTTTCGGTAGTCATCTCTATGTCGATGATAAAGAATCTTCGGTCTAAACCACTATCCAATTCAAATCGAGCAGGTTGAGTAGCCGCCCATAGGGAATATCGAGTTAGATACTGAACCCATCCACTTCTAAGTGCCTTTTGCACTCTTCCAGTATCAAGGGAAGTAAGTAATTGATTCTTCATGTCTAATGAGTGGTCTTTCTTGGAAGCATCGGACATTGAGGAAAATTCCTCAAAGCCAAGAAAGCCCCCACAATTTTCTCTCGCTAATGGTCGGCCTACAATTTCACCGAATTCGTCTACGCTACCAAACATACCAGCCTCGGTAATACTATTTGGCCCCATCATTGTCAACATACCTTGACCCAAATCTGCTTGTGGGTTATACAAGAAACCAGTCCCTTCGGCCAAAAACATCAGAATTAGGATTGACTTACCGCTACCCTTTGGCCCCCTCAAAAGGATATGAATGCGAGTATCTTTCAATTGCATCATTGGGGTATAGAAGGGTGCATTACTATGACGTAGAGGGCAATTATCTATCGTGAAATCTTCGTCGGGGTCGGCAACCGTAGTAGGGTCAAAATCGCACCTAGAGCATTTGTTTAGTGCATTGAAAACGTGCGCCCCAATAGAGCAAATGAAAACTCCCAGTTTATCATCTACGTCAACATAGTGGCTATCTTTAGCGAATTCTTCAATCTCCTCAAAGATATTAATGCCCTTATTGTCATTCCATTCAGGCTTCTCCATAAATGTCATCTCCATACCAGTTTGCTAATGTCACAAATTCATTTGTTGCCGCTTCTAATTGCTCAAGACTCTTTAGTGCATTTTTCAGACTATCGTTGCTTGGCTCTATACCTAAAACGTCCTTCCCATACTCCAATATCAAATTGATACCTACTCGGTCAATAAACTCTTCGGGGTGTGGGGTCACTACTACATTGGATAATTTATCTTCAGTCTCTTGAGCGCAAAAAGAATTGAAAACGCTCGCCCATATCCATGAATGAGGTAATAGGGTAATATCCTCTTCCCAATCATCACAGTATGTTGAATCTTCATTAGTGAAGTCAAATAATCTCAGTTTCATAACATGGTCTTCATTGGGTAGTAGGTCAGCACATACTACATGACTCCTCACTACCCCTATTTGGGTCAATGCTCTAATTATAGAAGCGTAAATAGGATAGGTGTAGAGCCATGTAAAGGCATTATCGTATTCTTCACCATTTACTGATGTTGGATGAGTGTGATTTATCCTCAAGAAGAAATATCGGTGGCCTTCGTCATTACGCGTTTCATAGAGTCTCCATTCTGGGAATAGAGGATGGGGGATATTGTTGAACGCTGGAACGGTCATCAATTTTGAGAAAATCTTTGCTACCAGTTTTGGTGTTTCACCCATCAATGCCATACACGCACCGAACCCAGCAAAGCCCGATTCGTTTTGTAGAAAAACGATAACGTCACTTTCTTCAGACTTGGGCTTTCCTTCGACCCACACTATATCTGTTTCATCTATCCTCTCTAACTCTTGCGCGACGCTCATAGAGTGTGGGAGATTTGAATGCTTATTAATTTAGTTCACCCCCTTTCCTTACAAAATTAAAAAACCGATGCACTCCGAGCCTATCTCTATTTTATTTTATTTCTTCAAAGACATTTATTTGAACCTTCTAAATCAAACCTCTTTGAACAAATAAAAGAATTCACAAAACCGATGGACTAAGAGCCATTTATTCTTTCACACAGGATTTTCCGTAAATGAAATGAATTGATGGTATCGGTATCGCTCTAATTCATTCCGTTGCGCGAAAGTTTGAGAGTTAGGATAGCCAGGTTTAGTAATAATTTTTCTCAGAACCTCTTCTTTGAACCCCTCTATTGAAGATTCCAGTTCTTTCAGGCTAACGAGATGCCTATCTATGACACCCAATAACAAGTCTGATTCTACATTATCCCACGAACCCACAAACTCACTCGGTGGCTGTGGTTGTAACACCAGCCCCTCAGCCGCATGATAACGAGGAATCATAGTGAAGCCTTTAGCGTATTCAGTTAACTCGATTTCATTTCTACCCCAAGATAAAATGACTTGTCGATTGCGAATAGAGCAACCCTTACGAATGGATTTGCCACCCTTGACGTATTTCGTTCCCATTAGTTCCTGTGGTTCGATTTGAGAAGCGATATAGGATATTAGAGGTTCATACCCCATGAATTTCATCCCTGTCGTTGGCTCGACGCTATTCACTACCATACCACCCTTGATATTTTCCTGTATTACCAGCGTTAAAACCTTCTCGCTATTATCTATTACGTCCGTAAAGAATGTCAGTGGGACAAAGGTTTCTAGTATGCCCTTGAAATCTTGAAAAGAGAATCTTTCAGGATGAATTATTTCATTAACCAGTCTCCAAAAGGTAGAAAGATTAGTGATACCAAATCTCTCTTTGCCTACCGCTAAGACAATTATCGGTTTGAATTGAATTCTTTTACCTTGACGATGGTTCGCTTCAGTTGCCACCTTTCTGAATGCGTCACAATAAATCGGTTTAATATCTTGAGTATGGATTTGGATTGTTCTCCAAGCCTTTTCAGTGTTGCTCTCCCAATCTTTCCCTGTCTCATCTACGAAGAGTGAAGTCAGTTCTAAATCACTCGGCATCTTCTTCCGTGACATTTTGAACAAACCCCTGCTCTCTTCCGTTTTTGACTTTGACAATTATCCCATGACCGTCATTGATGTAAATCCACCCCGAGGGAGAGTCAATTAATTCTTGAATCTTTTCCTTGTCGCTATCAGGCAAACTCGCGGCACGAAATAACAACATATCTTCATCAACCTTCTCATGCCCTATTCTAACGGTATCTCTCTCATATTGATGCTCTTTTTTGTAATAGACACCGAAAAAGAAGTCGTAACTTGTTCGGCCATCAGTTCCAGTTCCCATTATTCCTCAATCCTCCAAGAATAATCAGATTGAATCTCTCTCTCACAATGAATGCAATTCAATGTTAAGACAACGTGAGCATTAGACCCATCAACGTCAACGTCAGTATGAGAAGCGACATTGTAATGTTCCCATTCACACCCGTCTTGATTATGAGCGCATTCAGGCCCACCATCGAGTTCTGGTTGTGGTAACGCTACCATGTGATTCTCTACCCTCTCCATCAAATATCCCTCTTCTTGATACGCCTATAATCCTTTGCCTTATTTCCTTCTCTTGAGTAATGTTCTGTTAGGTTCTCTATTGACCGCCACTTCTTCTCATCTAATCCTATCCACTCACGAAATGCTTCCCAGTCCGTCAAGTGGTAAGTTTGAGGGTAATTATTAGTCCTTCTTATCCCATCAGCACCTAGAATCAGATTAGAAATGCTACCAGCATTATTCAAGTAGCGTCGAGTCTCACGGTATCGGGTAAGTCGGTTTGCTATCATCGTTGAGGATAATGGCTCTTCAGCCTCTCTCAAGATACACCCAATGTAAAATCTGGTGCGAGCGTGCCTTCTCATCTTCGTTCTCTTCATAGTCCCATTCTCCATAATCTCTCCTCTAAGTCGTGACAGTAGAAGCATATAGTCTTTCCTTTCATGGCGGGATATTCCCTACACTCTTGACATAATTCCAGCATAACTTTCATAATACTCAGCCCTAAAAACCACCTTTTTTCAATATTTTTTGTGCCACGCGGGAGAGGGGTAAAACGAGAGGATGCGGAAATGAAGTAACCGCAACCAGGATCTGGTGGAGGTTTGCGTAAAACCCCCTCTCCCAAAACGTGACTCTGACATTATATGACCTCAAAAACTTTCAGCGCAATTAAAGACGCTATGATTAGATTCAGTCCACCTAAGACTGTTCTCCAGAACGCCATGATACCCATGTGGTCGAGATACCATTTTTCGCTCATCACAACAACCCCAATGATTTCAGATAGACGGTTCTCTCATCATCTCTTTCTACGACGACAGGCTTCTCTTTGTTGTCATCCCACCAAGAGGGCCATGAGACCAATCGGTATCTAACGCCAGCAGTGCTGTGCTTTTTTGAATGGTAATATGCTCGGTATGCCTTTACCGCATCCGAGTCTCGGAATTCGTCAGGCATGGCTTGGGCGAAAGGAGTCAGTTCTCCTTCAGGTATCAAGTGACTCAGTTTACCCAGTGCTATGATTGCGTGATGTGAGCCATGCACTTTACCCACATATCGTCGTGAGTATTCCTCGCAAAGAGCCAACCCATGCTTGTATAGCCACAGGAAATTAGCCCTATTCCTACCAACCCATACGGTGCAGGGATGGTTAGGATGGCCGCCTTTGTATGGCGTGCCTTTCTTTGTCAATGGCATCATGTCGGGCGTAGCCCCATGAAGGATTACCGCCGCTGATAACATTTGACTAGACTCTACTGCCATCTTGGACAGTCTAATGTCGTCAATATATTCTGCCGCCTTAGCGGGGTCGTTATCCAGAATGAAAATGTTCATGGTGACTCCCCCAACCAAAGTGTAACCCCTAAAAGCGAAGCCAGACTACCTAGACAAAGGAATGCCAATTTGATGAACATTTTAGTGCTTTCTCTCATTCATAGCCCCCTCTAATTCATTAACAATATCCCGAAGTCTTTCGATGTAAATCGCGCCATCGAGCAGTTCTTCTTGTAAATGGTTCAACCACTCCAAGTTACTTAAATCTTCCCTAGCCATCGTAGTCCCGTATTTCTGGAGACCTACGGCGGCTCGGCTTCGGATTTTTTCGATGACTCTTTCTTCATATACGCTAACCATCTAATCCTCTCCTCTTGATTTCATCCTTTAAAAATTGTGGAAATTTTTTTGGGTCGGTTCTTGTTTGCACTCCAGACTTGACCTTTGTTTCAATCAGTTCATCGAGTGATTTTGGTAAGTAGAGGCAGACCTCTCTTCCGTCTACTCTAGTCGTTCCTACCTTATCGAACCAACCACTCCTTGAGAAAACTTGTGCCAGTTGATTCGGTGTGGGTATTCGCATTCTTAGATGAGTCCGAGATTTGGTTCGCATAGGTTTCATCTTCAGTCTATCAATCACATCGTAAATATGAATGGGTCTACCTAATGATACACCGATTTTCCATGCGTCGTCAGCCACCTTCGCGTTACCCCCTCTTGGCATTTTCACTCCTCTTCTTGCGGGCTTATAGACTTTCTCCTTTTTGTCATAGTCAACCAATAATAGTCTGAATTGATTCTTTCATTCTTCACCCGTTTCATTCTCTTTCTCTCCGATTATTTCCTTCATTAGAGTTTCTTCATCCTCACCGAAATACTTTTTCATTCTCTCTATTGCGTCCTCTAACCCATTAGGTAAAGAGTGTAAAAGTCTTGCATCTAATCCCAGATTAACTTTATCCCACGCTTTGTAGAATTCATTTTTGTCCTCACAATTATTCAAAGAGACTACGGGGCCGAATGGATTATCACTCGTATTACAGAAAAACACAAAGCGTCTGAATTCCCCATCGTGGGTCTCATTAATCGCTACTTCCCAGCCCATATTAATTTCTCTCCTTTCTCAGTTGAGGAAAGTAGGAATAAGCATAAGCCCTCAGTTCCTCAAGGGTCGCACCTTCTCTACTGATGGCCCTACATAGGACGAATAATTCATGCTGGTGGTTTCTCATTTCAGAATACCTCCGCTACAAGCCATAGATATGTTAATCCCCAGCCCAATGTTGCCAACATAGCCACTTTCCAGTTTCTTGATGCTTTATTTTCGGCACGCACTATTAGGTTGTGCATATACATGACTAATTGATTCATCTCCTCTCTTTGTGCTTCCTGAAATTGTTCATCAGTATCGAATTGGTATCTTTTTACACTCATTAAAATCTACTCCGGTTTATCGGGTTGCCATTCACCTATGACCGCGCCGCATTGAAAGCACGTTAGAGGGTTTTGACCCAATTCGTATTGAAATGAAATCATCCATCCTGTGCTTAGGCTACTCTCAGGACAATGGGAATCGCCGCCCTTGTGATAATTAGGACAACACATACCAGTATTCTTTTCACCTTTCTCATGCTGGCCCAAGCGAATGCGATACCTCTTACCATCAGGTCTTTGAATGAAACCCAGTCTATTCCTCATTCTTCCAACACCCGCTTAAATTCGCCTGGTAGAGCATCTATCAAATATTGATAGTTTTCAGACTTCTTTTTGATTGTAAAAATCGTTCCAGAAGAAAGATGCAAATCTACCAGTAACTTTTTGTAATGCCCAACGGCTACAATCGAATTAACATCTATGAGGGTTGAGCCATTCATTTCAGACTCTAATTCTATGAAGTTTCTCATGCCCAAAGCACCGCCATAATCATAATCAGTGTGATAATACCTACGAATATACGGACACCCCATCTGGTGAAGGCTTGGAAATCGAAAGCCTCTTTAGCATCATCCAGTATCATGTTGGTTCCACCAATCCTAAGTTATATTTGTGATTTATTTCTCTCAGTTTGTTTCTTATACCATAGAAGTCTGCTACTATTTTACTCCCAAACCACATATCCCACAATTCCGCAAAATCTTCTTCCAGTCCTTCAAGTGTCATTCTTCTTCAGCCCCTGCTTCTTGTGGAAGGAATTCAGTCCAACCCTTCCATTCTAAGTATTCTGCTATCGGAACCCAAACAGTTTTCAGTGTAACCTTCTTATTGTGTCTACACAAAGTCACACCTTCTTTATCGAAAAGACCGTCATAGTATTTCCACATCTCATATTCACTATCGAATCCTGAGACAACAGTTTCTTTTCTTATTGTGCCGTCGCCAGCCATATAGGTTCCCCACGTTATATCAGTTAACATCTTTTTCAGCCTCTTTTTTCAATTGCTCTCTATCTTTTATAATCGAATTGAATTCTGCCCATAATTCAGCCTCAGTCATTCGACCAAATTTCTTGAGTTTGTCATTAGTAGTTACGGTCAAGGTCAGATTCACAATAGCAATCACATGGTCGAAATCCCCACATATTACTCTAACGTAGTAATGGTCATCGTAATTGCTGTCAAACGGTTCAAGAATTATCTTATTCATAGTCTACTACCCCACATCACCGTTATCTTTGCCTTGAGTTTTTCATAGGCTTGAGAAAGAAATTCATTCTGTGCTTTTAACTCCTCATTCTCCTTTTTCAATTGGGAGAGAACGTCGTCGTAATCCATCTCATACGCCATGAAAATACCCCACACTCGACACCCTATAAACATTTTCAAACATCTAAATTACATCTGACACAAACTATTTTTGAGACCTCTTTCATGGTCTCCTCAAAATCTAAAGTTACTATAACTGATGGTGGATGGTTCTCAGGGTCAGTCAAATCTGCCCCACACTGGTCACAAGAGAGAAGTCTCTTTTGGTCAGCCTCATCAAGAGCCAAGAAATCCTCAACGAATTTCTGGTCGTCAGGATTTTCAGGATTCATCTTTATCATCTCCCAGTGTAATCTCATACCATTCTTTGTTATCTTCATAGTCCTCAGCATCTACAATGTCTCTCTTCAGCCAGTAGCAAGTTATACAATGTTCACCCATGCAATCCTCATCAGGAAAATCAACAGTCTTTTTGCATTCTACGCAATCGAAATTCAAACTCATTCGTTCATCTCCAATACGCCAGTGTAGAATTTGTCACCTAGTTTCAGTCTAACTCTTATGTCGTGTTCATACTTTTCCAGTCCACAGTATTTAATGTAGATTATCTTGACCTCTTTCGGTGAGTCTTTGCCAGGCCCATGCCTCGCATCGTCGGTAAAATAGAATTTCTCGGTCATTCAGCATCACCACAACAAGTCGGCTTCCGATAGAATGAGCCTATATTTCTATGATATGCTGGTTTTTGTAGGGTTCCACAATTGGGGCAATTCCACTTTGGGTAAAACGACATTCATACACCCCCACTGGCTTCATCTTTGTATATTCTGGTGTATTGAAGCACAACACCGTCGCCAGGAATAATTTCCATGTGAACAGAAAGTTGCTGATTGTTAGGAGTCTGATTCCACCATCTAAGGATTACGCTCTCAAAGAAAGCCATGTCCCAGTATTGAGTAACACCGACATTTTGTGTGTTATAGATTTTGAACGGTTGAGGGCAATTTTCTACCAGTGCCTTTCTCAAATCATCTGGAAAACCACCAGCACCATCGTTGGCGTTTTTATCCCAAAAGCCGAGATTCATTGGTTGCTCACTCATACTTTTACACTCTCCGTTTCTTTCCAGACTTCGGCTATCCATATCGTGATTCTTACTTCAGTTTTAGGCTTATTGTCGCTTCCAGGGAATGTTTTGATTATTTGATGCGAGTCTACGCGACCCATGCCAGGCTTAGGGCCTGAGGCTGGAATGCCGCCTTTGTAACGCTGAGTGCCATTATGATGCTCATCCAAGAACGCCTCCGCCGCCATAAACGAATCAAATATTCCTACTCTATCCCAAGTCATATTTCTAACTCCCTGTCCTATCTTATAAACTTGATGAATCTGTGGCTTACTCTTTTTACTCAGTTACAAATTACCTCTAAATCGGTATTCGTAATATTTTCGCACCCCTGCCCCTTGAACCAACACCAGCCCACCTAATATCTTTTTCAGACACAGGTATGCCTCTTTCTTCGTGTGGCCTATGAAAGTGCCGTCAGGATTGGCAGGATGGTCGAGGGGAATTCCCCTAGCCGAGCAGTAGAAATGATAGCCAGCATCATATTTGTCGTGAGAGGACAAGAATCGGCCCCCCTTTCTAACTACACCATAAACCTCAGACTCATTATCAATTAAGCCCAGACTCTTTGCACTCGCAGTAATCTGGTCTCCTAAGAGCCTCAGTTCTTCCATTGTGATGCCCGCCAGTTCATCTTTGTGCATAGTCGCGCACCCCCGATATTGGTTTTTCAGTCCAATAGTAATCCCTTTCTACCTTTTTCCAGTTAGGGTTGGCATTGAAATCCTCAAACTCTTTCAGTGAAAAAGAACCCCATTCAGGGTAGGTTCCTTTTACCCACCCAAAGAACATACCAGTCTCGCTATCAAATTCAGTAGCATACCAGTCCCATGAGCCTACGAAAAAGTGCGCGATAACGATAGGGTCGTCCACTTCTTCTTGTGAGCCAATCTGAGCAAATCTCTTTCTCAGTGCCTGTGTTAGCATCATCTGTTTCATGCCCATTCCCCCACAGGACAGGGGTAGGCTTGGATAAACTCGTCAGGGTAAATGTCCTGGCCTTTGTTGAAGAAAATATCTTCCCACCATCTAATACCGAATTGTAATCTGGGGATAGCGAATCCCCCTATATCTTCGTTTGGAAGTCGGAAGAAGAAGTCTGTTCGCCCCCCTGTCGGTGGGTTCTCTAGGTGTCTATCCCCAGGGTCAGGAAGAGTTTTCACTATTCCGATGATACTTATATCCACGCCGAAGTTATCTTTGAACCAGTCCAATGCTTCTTCTGCTGACTCGATAATAAGGCCAGGCCAAACACAAACGATGCTCTCAGAATCATCGCCGATATCAGGCTTCCAGTCTAAACTCATTTCAGTCCCACCTGTTCTCTATCTCTTGGGCTATGCGTGCCATGAGAAGTCGCCTTTCAGTTCGATTCCATGTGCGTGCTAAGTTAGCCAGTTCTCCTATGGAGAGGTTTTCCCAGAAGTCTAATTCTATCTCTTTAGCGAGTTTATTCTGAACTCTTTTCTCTTGAAGCCGAACTCCAGCGACGGCATCTCGCGCTCGCCACTCTTTGATTTCTTCAGACCAATCGCAATCATCGTTGTCCAGTTGCTTTTGGAATTTTGCATTTTGCATGAATGTATTTGTGTCAGTTTGAGTTAAAGTATAAACCGCACCGATATGTTTTGCCCCCATATTCTTGCTGAAAACAAGGTCGCTCTTGCTTTCATCAGTCTTCTTGAAAACGTGGCTACCTTGAGAATTTCTACCAGTGTAGATAATCTCAATTTCAATTGGGAATTGGCTCATTTTCTTTCACCCTGATTGTAGTGCATCTCCCACATAATTGATGTGTAGAAATTAATGTCCAGTGTCATCTTACTCTCTCCGTCTCGGCCTGTCGTGCCGCCGCCGCCACTTTACAGTCAGTGCAAACTACTTCGGTAGGTGCATCCTTTTCATAGATAACTTCAGTGGTGTTGATTGGCATTTTGCATGACGCACAGGGGTAAATTGCTTGGTATCTCCCAGCACCATTTACGAAGCCCCTGAAAATAAAGAAGGCTCGGTCAGGATGCCCTGACTCATTTAAAGCCCATTCTGGTAAATATTCTTTCGTCCACAGGCGACCACGCTGAGTTTGCGTTAGGTCTCCTTGTCGGTATCTCGCTTGACACTTTCTCATCATATTTTCAAATTCTCCTCATAGTATTTAAACTCATTCTATCTGTGGCTTACTCACACTCCCAGTTTTCTAAAACCCACTCTTCAGCCTCGATTCGCAATAGCATTTTATCAGTCTCTTTTAATCCGTATTTTATTCTGGCATTCATAGTCGCCCCTCCGCTTTCAGTGCCGCGATTTCTTCTGGCGTAGGCTCAATATCCCAGGGGCCGTAATAACCACTTTCCGCTGATTTTAGAACCATTTCAGTCAGGGTATATCTTACGCAAGACCCAGTTTTAACGTGCTTGTAATAATCAGACTTGATAAAAAGTGCATTCATGTTGTTGCTGAAATCGTAGACCACGTTCCATGATTCTACCCATGCGTGAGTCATCCAGCCCTCGATTCTTTCATTCCAGACTAATCCGTGAACCAAGCACAGTTCTTTATTGGAAACGTCCAGACTTCGGAAGTGTCTCGGGTAGCCCCTAGCCTCAAAGAAACTTTCAGGGTGGACAAAAACCTGCCACGCTGAAACGAAACAATCCCCAGGCTCTCCATCAATAATGTGCATCTAAGCACCCCCGACATAATTTCCAACCTGGCTTTCGATTTCCGCCATGCTGGCATAAGAAATTGGCGCAGTCGATTTCAGTCGTCTTTGGCATTATTTTCCACCACCCTGTATTCAGTTCCAGTATGATTGTCTTTCAAATCCTGTATCAGTTCATCCAAAATACTTCTCAGCATTTTATTTTCTGCTCTCAGACTTTTGGAATGATGAAATGTGTGGAACAAGGTCTCCCACTCCCCTTCACTGGGCCTGAGCCATTGTAATTTGAAGCCGAATATGTTTGCTCGATTAGTCATCTCGTCGCCCCTCTTTCCATGCTATGCTCTTGAATTTTCCAGCCAGTTTCTTCCGAAGTTTCTGTGCGTGCAAACTCGGTTTGTCTTTGATGAGCATATAGATATACTCGGCCTCAGCCGCTTTTAGGCTCAGTCTCATAGCCGTTGCCTTCCGCTTAACCATCTTCTAACCCCACCTGTTCATCTATCGAAACGCTACCATACTTTTCAGGCTTGAATCTCTTGGCAGTATTCCAGTCCGGAAGATGCCATTTCGTGCCTACGCGTAGAAGAATATTCTTGGTCTTCCGGTCGGCAATTTCGGCCTTCCAGTGGTCTTTACACAGAATCAAATTAGTTTTACCAGTGGGCCAAATTTTATCTGTCCCACCGAGAGGAAATAGTTTCAAAACTCCTGGTTCCAGTTGTGATGAACTGGCAAAGTGGCCGTAGTCACAACAAGGTTCGTTTTCATTCATATTTCTCACTATATTGACATATTTCTTCAAGTATTTAAACATTACTAAACTGTGGCATACTGGCTTCTCATATTTAAAGTCGGCGTAATATCTACTACGCGCGTAACGTATAAGAAACTGGGAGTTTTTCGGTAGCCTATGGGAGTGTAGGATTAGATTCTCTCAGGGGGAAAATAAAGGGGGTTAGTTTAAAAAGTTTCTCTCTCGGTATCACATTGTAAAGTAGGTGTTTTTTCTACACCGACTAACCAACACAACACCCCTGTCGAGTTTTTTCATCCGGCTGGATAGGTTTTTCAGCCTATCTCTCTATCATTTTTTTATCTGACCTTTCTTTCTGGCCAGTTCGACCAGATATTTGCTGAAATTGGGCTAGCGGGTAACAAATTTGTTCCAGTAATTTGTTACTGAAGAGGTTTCTTTTTTCTCAGTTTTCTTTCAGCGCTGGTTCAGTCAGCCTAGTGATAGTGGAGTAACAAATTTGTTACCAGGTAGCCTACGAAAAAAAACTGAAAAAAAATTGCCTCAGCCGGGGTCGTCGCGAGCGACCCCAGCCGTAGGACTTTCAGCACCTATTTCCTCTTGGCCCCTGGTGGCGATATCTCAGCCGGGCACTGGTGCGGGAGTAACAAATAACTCCAGGCGGAGGCCCAGGTGGGCTGAACCGACTCAGTCCTCCACCTGTCCTCCTGTGAATGGTAACAAATAACTGAACGCGTGACTTCCAGGCACGCCAGGGCCAGTATGATTGACCCCAGCGCACCCTTCAGTCGTTCCAGAATCCCTTAGACTCCGAGTTTTCCCCAGTCGCTTACTCCCGGCTATTTATTTGGGCCTTCTACTACCCCGATGGTCAGGGGGTTCAATCCGCCGCTAGGCTATCGGATTACTCCAACACTTCTGGGACGAGGACTCACTCCTCGCTTTAGGTCGCCTGGTCTAGGCAGTTATCCGTCGGAATCTTCAGGTGGAAACGATTGGTGCGCCCTTTCTTCGTCGTGGGCGCGAGGAAGCCCCATGTCTCCCCGAATAGCAATCGCTGGTCAGATCAGTTGACTACTTCGATGGACTCAAGATATGCCTTTGCGTCTTCGATGGTAGGCTTGGGATTGTATTTCCCAGTTGCGTTTCCATCTTCGTCGCGTGCGACACGGGCCGATGCTAGGGCCAGGGCCATTGTCTTCCTCTTTGCCAGGGAACCCAGCATCGTGGAAGCCACGTTGTCCATGCGGACATCGCCCTTCTTGAGAATCTTGTTGGTGCGCGTTACCATTTCACCGTCTTCCAGTTCCTCTTCGCGGACCTGAATCCCTGCAACCTGGTTGAGGGAGTCGTCCTTGTATTGGAAGTCTGCGTTTATATCAGACTTGGATTCAAGTTCTAGGGTGTCAGCGTGCTTCGTTACCGAATTTATCAGACTCCACAGCGTGTTCTTCATGCCGTTAACGTGGTTAGTCTTGTCATTCAGGTGCAAGTCCATCAGTTCGTTCACTCGCCTTTGAGCAATCGAGGATAATTGCGGGTCTCCCCTCTCCACCGATGCGGCTGTTGGCTTGGCCTCTAGCACATCGACAAAGAAATCCTCGGCTTGCTTCTTAGTAACCTTGATGTTAGCCAGTTCGTCGGCCGTCTCGCCGAAGCGGACGAACCTTTCGTTGATGAGGCCCAGTGCCTCTCTAGCCTGGTCGATTCTATCGTAAGCGTTGGCCGTGTGACGGATTGTAATTCCGCCCTTTGACCTCACTCCGCCACTCAGGGCTAGGCCCAGGGTGTTAGAGCAAACGACGCGAACAGTAGTCGGCAGGATTTTGAGCGCACCAGCACCATCGTGCCTGGTTGTCAGGAGTAGGTAGGGCGCGATTGTGTCCTTGTCAGAACCACCAATCTTGATGTGACCTGGTAGTCTGGCCATCACCCAAACCTTGTTTCCACCATCTAAAGCCCCACAGGTCTCCACGATACCGTCTATCTCTTGAACCAGTTCGTCCAGCATTCCGAAGATTGCCTCGTTCTGGATTGGGACATATTTGCCGGTGGCCGTGTAGCCATTCTTGGATAGAGCGACGAATTTGGTTTCTCCGGTCTTCTCGCCAGCCTCGTCACGAATGTCGACGCGGCGGTAGGAACCGAATGTGTTTTCCATCAGCAACTCTTCTCCGTTGTGGGTGCGAATGAATGTCTCGCCCATCTGGACAGGCCAATCAAGGCCGGCCAGTTCTAGGGCTTCAGTAGTCGTCATCAAGGTGGCACTCTCGTTCCCAAGCCTGTGCCAGGGGACGTTGCCGTGCCACGCCATCTCAACGAATCCATTCTGTATGCTTAAATCAGCAGGTATATTATCACCTCTCGTTTCTTTTGTCACTCGCCTGGGGGTCTCCGAAACCACACTCCAGCTGCATCGGTAGGCTATCTGGTCGGTCAGGGGTGACTCTACGCGTTCAGTCTCTACCCATCTGCTTCCAGGTCATACCCTTTCCGCAGGGGCGCGACTCCCGCCGCGCCCGAGAAGCCGCCTTCTCTCGGGGAGGTGTGGGTGCTTCTTTCCCACGCCTTGTAATTACCACTAGATGTCCTAGTATTTAAACTTTGGTAATCTGTGGCATACTGAAAAAAGAATCTTCTCAGTTATTTGTTACCTCTCTCCTAGCCCAGTTCCCCTAGCGATTCTCTCAGTTTTCTGAGAGTCTTATTTTTCTATAATGCGCCCAGGCGACGCGCTCGCGCACGCGCGTAGGGGGAAATTTGTTACCCGTAGGCTACCGACCAGTTATTTGTTACTGAATGATTCTCTCAGCCAGGTCAGGTCTTTTTCAGCCAGGCCAGATTTTTCCTGGCTCAGGGGTGCGCCAGTTACAGGGGCGGGAACAGTAATAGTAACAAATTTGTTATCGGCCCTTTTTTTCCACTGAATAGGATTTTCCCAGTATATACTCTCATCAGAATCAGTTTTTCAGGAGCCCAGCCAGATTTCTGAAAAATTGGGTAACAAATTAGCCGGTAACAAATTTGGTAACAAATATTTTCAGTCAAAACCGTGATACTGCGGGGATGCTCTCTTTATTTGTTACCCCTGATATGGTCGTTCTGAGATGCACTATGCTATACGGAACAGGAGGGGTCTAGGGTAACAAATTCCAAGTGTGGCATACTGGAATAGTGGTGGACTTGCCCGCAGTGCATCGGTTTTATGTGGGATTTAGGGCGACCAAAACCAGATTTAGGCGACCCAAATTTGTTACCGCTGAAATGAAAATTCAGGTTACTAAGTGTAAAAAGTAAACCGACTCGGTGCAAAAAGTAAATTTGATGAGAAATTTTACACTTGCTTTCTTTTCTACACCGAACTGGTAACAAAATGGGGTAACAAATTTGTTACTGGTCAAAATTATTAATATGCCCGCAGTCGCGTGGTTTCCACTGAAAACACCCGAATTCGTGGTGTCTGAGCCAAATACTGGCAATTACTGAAAAAATCGCCCGAATTCGCCAGAAAACGGGGGTCACGCCAGAAATTCAAAACCGATGGACTCCGAGCCATCAACCCAAATTTGTTACCCCTGTCGCGTCCGCAGTCACTCGGTTCCTGAGTAATCTGGCCGGATTCATACACTAGGGGCCAAATACTGGCATCGGTTCCATAAATGCACCAAAAAATGACAGGTAGAAACTGAAAAAAAATCAAAAATTAATAATGATGGAAAATATCGAAACAGCGAATCATTAATTCCCCCCTAGTCCTCAGATATGGCCAGATATGCCCCTCGGCTACGTCGGCTGAGTGTGAGCCGATAATGTTCAGAATATATACTTATGGGGTTCATGCGTATGATGCAACAAAAAACTGAAAAATCAGTAATTCGTTACCAAAGAAATCTGGTCGTTTGCGGGTAGTATGGGCCTAATTCCTGGCCAAACTGAGATAGCCAGATTTATATCCGCTCACGCCTAGTGGAGTTTGCGGAGGAAAAAATATGTCGAATATTGTTTCTGGAACTCAGGGGTTCGTAGCCCTTGACGCTGACCTGGTGGGTGAATCACCAGACGGAGCATCAGCCGCACTGATGCAGATTGCCAAAGCGGGAACTGTGGAAATGGTCGAAGCGAGGACTGTGACTGAGATGGCCCCTGTCGGCCTCAATCAGGACCACGATGAAGCCACGATGCTGATTGCCGCTGCTGAGGCTGGGGTTGCCGAGATGACCCGCCCCCAGCTAACCCGCCTGATTCGGAATCTCCGCAAGGATGGATGCCCAATCATGCCGACCCAGCGAGGAGAGAAGAAGTCCGACCTGCAAGCACGAATCCTTCACTGGACTTCGATGCCACGACAGGTCCCGGTCATCAACAATGCTGACGATGGATTGGTCGGGGTTGACCCACTATCGCTGAAGCAGGTTATCGACTTCGGACTGATGGGTGTTCTGGGTAGCCGACCTGGCGTTAGACTGGACATTGATTGCTCGTCCGGAAGTGCAGTTATCACTGAGGCCATCCGAACTGGTGTGAGCCAGCGAGAGTGGATTCAAACTGTCAACGACAACGGCAAGACTGGAGCAAGGAGAAAAGCCCGAACTGTGGTGGAAATGTCCAGCAGAAAAGCCCGAGGGATTGTCAAGACTGCTCGCCGATTCGGATGCGATGACAACGAAGGCTTCCTACTGAGGGGCAACAAGAAGCCGGTCTGCACTTCCGCAAATGGGGTTGTCGGATATGCTGCTGAGGGTCGCAACACCTGCCAAGTTTGCGGCGGACCTGCCTACGTCGAAATCTACCGTGCTGGGGCCAGCCGAGTGAATGCCACATTCGTTCCGATGCTATGCCTCAAGCCCGATGGTCGCTGGGTCAGAGAAGCCAATGGAACTGGCAACCTGAAAGTGGTCTACACCAACCAGCAGAAGAAGTCCCGACGCCACCAATTCAAGATTGATGGAAGGCCCGTCTGGCTTCACGGAACTGCGGTTCGTGTCGAAGTCCCACTGGCCCTGGATGCAAGCCGGGTTCTGGGCGGAGAGACTATCCCTGTCTGGGCCTTCGTTGCCACCGGTGAGAAGTCCGGAGATTACTCCCCGATGACCCTCAACAACTGGGAGTCCCGAATGCTGAGAACCCTGCTCAATGTCTGCAAGAAAGCGGGAGTCGAATACCACATCGGCGAGACCAAAATCCGCCGAAACCTCAACACGGGGGCGGTCTGAAATGACCGTCCCCAGAAAGACCCAGAAGCCGACCAAATCCAAGCGGGGCCGAAAGGGTGAGGGACAACCCAGAAAGGTTCAGCCCTGTGGCTGTAATTCATGGTGGAACGATGGCGAGAAAAAGAGGCACAAGAACACCTGCCCACACTCCCGCCAAGCTGGCCCACGCTCCGCTGCTGAGACAGCGAGAGTGAAGAACATCAAGACGGCCCAGCGAATGAGAGCGAGCAACAGGCGGAAGGCTCAGGCAAGGATTCGTGCTGTCCGCAGTTTCAACTGGGATGCTGTTCAAATCATGTCCACTTCTGGAGCAAAATCCCTGCCCGGATTTGCCTGGGTCAAACTGGATTCGACCTGCACCGTTTGCGGAGATGAGACTTCCGCAAATGTGGACTTGAGAACCCTGAAGATTGTGGTCTGCGATACCTGCAATATCGCCCGTCAGGAGGGGGCCTGATGGAGAACCCAATCGGATATCAGGGCTGGCCTCTACCAGAAGGA